TCAGGCTTCGACGGTTCGCATCAGGGTTGCCAGCTCATCCTTCACTGACTGTACCTGCGGGCCAATGACGACCTGCAAATTGTGTTGATTTAACTGTACCACGCCGATAGCCCGGTTAGCTTTAAGTGCGTTGGTATCCACTTTGGACATGTCCGCCACCGACAAACGCAGGCGGGTGATGCAGTTATCCAGAGAGGTAATGTTATCCGCACCGCCCAGCGCCGCCAGAATAGCCGGCGTGTTATATCCGGATTTCCCAACGGTACCAGCTACCGCCTGTTCAACGCTGGTGGCCGTATCGGTATCGCGGCCAGGCGTTTTCAGGTTAAAGCGGGTGATGGCGAAGCGGAAGATCCCGTAGTAAACCGCGAACCAGATGGCGGCCACAACCGGCACCAGATACCACTTGGTGGACAGACCGTGCAGGATACCGAAGACCACGAAGTCAATCACGTTACCGTCGGTGTTACCGATGGTCACACCGAGCACAGCCATCACGGTAAAGCCCAGGCCCGTCAGTACGGCGTGGATGAGGTACAGTACCGGCGCTACGAACAGGAACAGGAACTCGATAGGTTCTGTCGTACCGCCCACCACGCAGGCAATAACGCCGGAGATCAGCAGACCTTTAATTTTATGACGATTTTCCGGACGGGCACAGTGGTACATCGCCAGCGCTGCGCCCGGCAGGCCGCCGAGGAAGGCAGGCATTTTACCCTGAGAGAGGAAACGCGTCGCACTTTCAGAGAAGCCGTGAGTGGTCGGGCAGCTCAGCTGGGCCTGGAAGATGGTCAGCGCACCGCTAACGGAATGACCGCAAACGTCCATGGTACCGCCAGCTTCGGTAAAGCGGATTAGGGCAACCAGGATATGCTGTAAACCAAATGGCAGCAGCAGACGTTCACCCGTACCGAAAATCATCGGGCCAAAATCACCCGCGCCGTTGATAATGCGGCCGATACCGGTGATCCCCATGGCAAAAATCGGCCAAATCAGAGGGATGATCAGACCAAACAGACCCATCACAACCAGCGTAATGATTGGCACAAAGCGGGTCCCGCCGAAGAAGGCCAGCGCATCGGGCAGGCGGATGTTGTGGAAGCGCTCGTGCAGCATCCAGATAATCACCCCCGCGATCACGGCTCCAAGGATCCCGGTATCGATGGACTGAATACCAATCACGCTCTGAATGTTATTGGCTTTCAGTACCGCCGCGTCGGTCGTGGGCAGGATCCCTTTGGCAGTCAGCCAGAAGTTAACCGCAAGGTTCATGACCGCATAGCCAACGAAGCCCGCAAACGCCGCCACGCCTTTATTTTCGCGCGCCAGACCCAGAGGAATGGCGATACAGAACATTACCGGCAGGAAGCTAAAGGCAAAAGAGCCGACCTTGCTCATCCAGATGAATCATGATTGAAGTGATATTAATATGTTAAATCAGATAGTTAAGGTTATGCAGTTTTTCTATGGGGCATCAGTGGGGCATTTTGAGTAAATGATGCGTTCAAAATGCCCACCTGGTCATGGTTATTCTCGGTCATCCATTTACCGTAAACCGTGAATAGCATTTGCGCTGACGAATGGCCCATCTGGTGCGCAACGAAATTTGGGTTCGCTCCGGCGACCAGTGCCCAGCACGCATATGTGTTCCTGGTTTCATAAGACCGTCTTTGTCGGACGCCTGCACGACGCAGGGCAGTGCGCCAGGCTGAATTAATGGTTCCGGGGACGTAGCACATCGTCTTCTTACCGTTCATTGAAGTAATGGACGGCGAGAATATAAAGGTGCATTCATCGGTTCTCTTTTTTTTGTATTCCCGTAGGCTGACGCTTACCTTGTGGGATGCCATCATTCTGGTCAGTGGCATTTGCGCCTTGAGTGCATCAATTGCTGGCTGGGTCAGCTGTATTGTTCGAATCCCGGCGTTGGTTTTTGGCAGGGTGAAGTTTCCCTTCAGGGAATAGTTACGTGACACTGTAACAGTCCAGTTGACAGTATCCACATCCTCCCAGGATAACGCGCTTAGTTCGCCATGCCTGACGCCTGTATTTACCGCAAAGATAACCATATTCTGAAACTGTAGCGTTGGGCAGGCCGCAACCACTCTCTGATACTCATCAGAAGTAAGAGGATCTGGAATGGGTCTTTCTTTTGCGAGAGGGGTAATACCTGCCATCAGATCGGTTTTCAGGTAGCCACTTTTGAAAGCAAAGCTCAGCATCCCGCCAAGGCATGCCATATAGCTATTGACTGTAGGAACGCTTCTTCCCTTTTTGGGTGGATGATTTAGGCCATGTCTGGTCTTCTGCCAGCCGTTCAGTAGCTCCTTCCTGGCAATAAGGATATCTTCAGTGTTGAGGCTGCCGATATACCTGTGCTCACCAATTGTTTCGATAGTGGTTGTGAGGTGGCAATCGTAACGCCTCAACGTCCCGAGGCTAAGCTCCATCTCTTTAAGCCCAAGCCATTTCGATTTCAGTTCAAGTAGTGAGATTTGCTTTCTGACAGTGCTGAATTTCTCTGCGTTCGATGAATCAGGGAATTGCGAGGCATAATTGAAGGTGCCTGTCTTTATCGCAAAGCAGACTGAAGCCCGAAGTTCGCCTGCCATTTTCCTGTTTTTTGGCGTGTCAGGAACGCCGAGATTTTCCCTGACACGCTTCCCCTGATATATGAACCATATGCGTAACGATTCGCCATGAACCTCTACGCCTGTTGGGTATGCTGCCATAATCATTCCTCGTTTGATGTGCCAAAGGACATTTAAGCAGATATTCTCCGGCGTTTCGCTGGGCTTTGGTGCTCGATCCAGTGGTTTATCTCATCGCGGTTATACATGATTGGGCTGTTTTGCTTAGGTGCCATATCAGGAGCAACATGGCGATAATGCTTTCCCTCCATCCAGGTAGACCGGCGGGCATGCTGAATCATGTGCTTTGACATGCCGGTTGTCGCAGTTAAAAGTTCCTCTGTGACCCATTTATTCGGTACCAACTGAATAATGTCGCTCATGGTTTTCTCCAGGCAAAAAGAAGCCGCCCGTAGGCGGCAATAACATCAAGGGATGTGAGGCAGTGCTTTCGCACCCAATAGCCAGCTCATAACTGGCTATCAGTTGCGTCAGTCATCTTCATCTTCGTCCCAGCCCCCGTCGTAATATGGTGATGCGAGAAGTGGGTTTGTTGCGGAAAGTATTTCACCAGCGGCACCATGGCGTTGAAGTCGACGAAGCGCTTCGTATAGCTCGAAAGCCTCGGTTCGCTCATCACCTATATCTAGGGAGCACGCCACTTTGTGCGCCTCGGTGACCAGGGTTGATAGCTGGTTTCGGATGTCCTGAATGGTGCTCATAGTTCTCCTTACGCCGCGCGCTGGGCACGCAGCGATTTAATGTGCTCGCTCGTCTCAAGCTCGGCGCGTATCTGAGCCGCCTCACGGTGATCGAGGTGCTCAGGGTCGTTATTGGTGATTAGCAAATTCGCCAACCATTTTCTCCCTTGCCGACATCACAGCTTTCGCCGCGTCATCTTTATTTCTGAAAAATCCGAGCCGGGTTCGTTTGTAGTTAACGGTTATGTAAGCCTCCCATTTTCTTTGCTGGTTGCTCCAGCTAACGCCTTTGAACCCGCTACGGTTGTTTGAAGCAATGAATTTGTTGTGTCCATTCTGAGATGCGGTGGCGGCCCTCAGATTCATAATTCTGTTGTCTTTAATATCGCCGTTAATGTGGTCTACGATTTCCGGCATAAACCCATGCACATAGAAGAATGCCAGCCTGTGTGACGGATAACGTATGCCCAAAACCATTATCTTTTCGTATTCACCATCGACATGCTTCCCGGCAACTCTGCCCGGGTAAGTCCCGTTCCATGAATTGCACGATCTGTCTGTCTGAAAGAATCGCCTTTCGCGCATCTTCCATGTGAATATGCCCGTGTCTGGTGAGTAGTGGAGTAGCTGCTGGAGGAGGGCGTGTGTTATTGGTGTCTTTATTCTCATAAATCACCTTTACGTGTGCTGGTCAGCGTAAATCTGACCTCGTTGAATTAGCTGGAACATTTGGAAGCTCCTGCATTAAGAGGAAGGTAATCATTGCGGCGCGCAGGGGGTTCTTCTGGTAATCAGTACCGCACGTCCGATCCAGGTTTCGCGTATGGCACCAGGTAGTTTGTGGCTCTGTGCTGTTGTCACCGTCAAACTCGATGGAGATTCTGTGCTTGGCGATCAGCTGCCAGGCCACATCGGCGTCATTGCAAAAATCAAGGCGATGTCCGTTCTGGTGAGTAACGAAAACAGAGCCGTCTTTATTGCGCATTCCAGTTTCAGTACCTCGACCCCAGCACCACCCATCGCTTACATATTGGCGGTGGCTAACTTCCTGCGGATCGTCGGTGTAAAAGCCCGTGAGGATAAGTTGCTTTATTACCAACGCATTGATTTCATCGTCAGTTAGCATGGCGTAATCCATCACATCCCCCTCTGCTTATTCTTCAGTTCGATCAAGCCCTGGCACTCCGCGCACGTCTGGCAGCCGGGAACGGCAGCGCGCCGCTGCTCCGGTATTGGTTCCCCGCACTCTTCGCAATGCTCAGCTGATACAGCGTTGCGGTTTACTCGGTGAGCGGAAAGGGCAGCATTACGCTGAAGCTCTTCAATCTCTGCTGCGGTATCGATGATATCGGCCATGGTCAATGCTCCCGGAACTGTTGGTTAATTGGGTTGAAGGTGAACGCCAGTAATAAAAAAGGAGCCTTAAGCTCCTGGGTGATGAGTGCCTTCATGCGACACCACTTTCGCTTGCGTCAAGGTCATCAAAAAGGCTCCAGTAACGAGACCAATCAGGCTGTTTGTAATCTTCGATTTCTTCATCCCACTCGCCAAGAAATGGGTTTTCACATACCGAAGTGAGCCATAAACCAATAGCTGGGCACTCCGGGGAGCTTTCAAAAATTTCAGCAATGCGGGGCCAGTGGTTTACATATTTATCATCAGCCGGGAAATCAGTTAGGTATTTGCGGATGCAATCTGCTGCCAGCGAGTAATGTTCCTGCTTCACATACATGCGGTCGTATGTCATAGCGAGAACAGCGCGATGGTGATATGGAATATCAAGGCGGTTAGCCAAAGGCCAAAGACTATCTATTTTCATCATGTACTGATGGGCCGGAAGACCAAGATATTTCATCGCCATGTCGTTCCAGATGACAGGGCCACTTCCCCAGCCATTGCGGAGCTCTTCATCTTTTTCAGACTTTTCGCCCGGCCAAACTTTTATAACTGTTGAATAACTCACGATTCCACTCCGAAGCGGCGATTAAGCCGACCTGTGTATACGACGAATTCCAGGAGGCTAACTCCCAGAGCTTCAATTTTCTTGTGATGCTTGTTGATGATGGGAGGCACCGTTTCGTTCCAGTTTGGCTTTGGCTTCTTGCGCATGGCCTGCTGGATTTCCTCGGTGCAGCGGCGGCAAGCTGCGCGGATGGCGTTTTCATTTGCTGGTGTCATGCGGCCTCGCGGCGGGCGAGAAGTTTCGCCCCGAAAGCCATCAGCTCGTCCCGGTCCACAGTTGCGAAGTGGCAGTGTGTGCGCGGGTACGGTCGCCAGATGATGAGCATACTGCCTTTATTATTTCCGCTGACTGGCTTACCGGTGACTGGGTTTATAAATGCCAGCCGCCCGGCGGTGATGAAGCGAACCTCGCTGGCGGTCTGGATAGCCTCCTTAAACCAGCCAACCGAAGTGTCTGCCGGTACCAGCATGACCGTCCCGATCTGATTGGCGCTCTCGGTAGCGGCCTTCTTAACGAACGGCGTGATATTGCTGTATGGCGGGTTCAGCCAGACGTAGCCGGGAATGCTCAGGTAATCAGCCCATGGCGTTTCCAGCGTGTTCTGCTCGACGGTGATGAACTTCCTGCATAGCGTATTATGCCGCGCTGCGGCTGCATCCAGCTGGAAGCAGAACTCAGCATCAAGGGAAGCGAAGAGGGCTGGTGGTGTGCGCCAGAGGTCGCGCTGATCTGCTGGCGTGTTGCTGCCTGTGTAATCAGTCATGCCGCCTCCTGCCTTTCCCGATATTCCTCAGCGAGCCGCTGCGCCTTTAATGGATTGCTGACTACTTCACCCCATGGCATTAGCCAGCCGTTACCAATGAAGGGAAGGCACAGTGTGCCAACCCTGATGTCGTCGTGAGCGTGAGTCATAGGATGGACTCCATTTCGTCGATGTAGAGGCCTTGAGCAATCAGGCGGCTACGGCGGGCGGCACGTTCAATGCACTCCTGCCGTCTGCCTTCCTGCGATTGCTCTATGGCGCGCCGGGTGAACAGCCGTGATTTACCCTGTGGTGTTACGACCTTTGGCTTCGTGACCAGGTCGAATGTCCGGTCGCATATGCCGTCCTCGTTAAGCCATTTTTTCGACTCAACTATCTGCGCTATCTGTCCGGAGCCGCGGGTAATGCCGTTGGCGACCCGGTTAAATTCGATGAGTGTTACGCCAAACTTCTCGGCGATTTCGCTGCCCGTTACCGGGCGGCCGCGCGTCTGAATCATCCAGATAACGCGCTCACGGAGGCCAGAGAATTGCCCGGTTCGCCCGGGCCTGCGGTAGAAGGGTGTGCGTTTCATTTCCACTGCTCCCCGAATGTGAAGCCGATCTCCGCCAGGGCCTCGTCCATCTTCTCGATGAACTCCGGCACCATTTCGTTGAAATCGGTCATGTATTGCGGATCCCGCTCAACGACGACGTGGTGAATACCTTCGCGTTTCATGCGCGGGTCGTAGTTGGCAAAGAACCAGGCGTCTTTTCCGGTCACCCACATGCTGTACTGTACCTGGGCCATGTACGCAGACTTGATGGCTTCGAAACCGCCAAGTCGGAATTTCATGAAGTCGCGGGAGGTGAAAGGGCATTTAAGCTCAAGGCCGAATCCGTTACTGCACAGGCCGTCAGGGGAGCACGCGGTGCGCATGCTCTCGTCACGGAACAGGATCGGAGACTCCGTGACTTTCACGTCTGTGGTGAACTCGAAGAGGGTACGGGCGTCTTCCTCGTACTGCTTGCCCCAGGCCAGCGCCTTGGCGTTAACCTCTGGCGCGACGCCGGTGCATACCTCGGCGAGCAGCGTGTGGAAGTAGGACATCTTCATGTCTGTCCATTTCTTTCCCGATCTTGGCTTGGCAATGACGTTGTGTACTTCTGAGGCGGTGATGACGCCGAGGCGCAGCCGGTGCCACGCCTCATCGCCCTGTTGGATAGTGGTTACGTCAATACCGGTCCGGGTAAGGATAATTTCTGGTGTCATAGTTTTACCCTGTATACGTTCTGCTTATTTGAACGGGTGCCATCGTGAAACCATATCGCGCACCTGGTGACTTCTATCCATTTGCGCCGCTCAAGCTCGGCGATGAACCATGACACGCGAGACTTTGAGATGCCTAAAATCTTTGCCATGTCGCGAATGCTGTGTTTTCCGCTTCGCAACAGTGAAAGGAGGGAAGGTGTCATGCTGCCGCCTTTTGCCTGAGGAACCCGAGAGCCTTAACACCTTCCACTTCTGTTAGGTCGGCTGGCTGAGAGATAGGACGTTTGAAAATGCGTGAGCAGAGAGGGAGGAGATCGGCATCCCATGTCTTATCCAAGGAGACAAGCAGGTCGTTAATCTCTTTCTGCGTGGTTTCGCTAAGCGGCGTTATATCGCGCTCAGTCTGACGCTCTGCTGTAAAGTTGATACCTTCTTCGCCCTCGGTGTTAACGTGGTCTATGGCGGCGTCCAGGCGCTCACGGCGAGGCCAGTATTTTGCTGCCTGCTTCACGACCGTCTTGAGGATCATCTGCTCTTCATCGGTGACCCATGGACACTTCTTGCTATTGTCGGATTTGTACTTCTTCCACGCTTCTGAGCGGTCACGGATGGAGTAGATGGCATCGATGCGCATCGTATGGGTGAGGTAATCACCATCTTCAGTTTTTACCGTTACATACGCGCCTACGATGTCCCCGCGCTGTTCTTCAGTATCGAAGTCGTTGTAGATGTGGATTGGAGGCTTATCGAGCCCCTCGCGGCGGAACTGGTCGTTTCTGCGAACAATGGCCGACTGGCACCACTTAATGGCGCCAGACTGCTGCGCGATGTGCATCAGGCCCATGTAACTGATGTCGAGGCAAATAGCCCCTTTCCGCGGAACCAGGTAAGCCAGCTTCTGAGCTGGATTGAGCGAAATACCGATAGCCGCAACGTTGATTATTGCGTTCTGCGTGCTGGTCTGGTTCTGGAATGCGACTTTCGCGAGGTAGTCATTGTTCTGAAATAGCTGGATGGCGAACTGGCTTTCCTTCGCCCACACCATTCGCTCGTCTGTGGCCGCCTTAATGAAAAGCGGCTCCTGTTGTTTGACGAAATCAACAAGGGTTAAGCTCATGATCACTCCTTAGAACGGGCAGGGCGCTTGGCGCTGCCATTCTTCTTCGGCGCGGGCATACGCGCAGGCCGATATGTATTTGTTGTATGCCTCTTCGGCCTTTTCTCCGATAAGCGCAAACTGGGCTTCCTGGGGCAGGAACAAGCTGCTCATTTCCAGAGGTTTCGCAGGGAACATGGCGATCAGTTCCTTCGCCCGGTCGTCGATCCACTTCTCTTTCTCGTCGGTGAGCTGCTGCTCAACCCACCGCCGATCTTCGATGCGGTCGTAAGTGAGAAATGCGTTCATGGTTGCCTCAGTAATGAATTTTCGCGCAGGGGATCAGGTCATCTTTCAGAGCGGTAAGCACTTCGATAGCCTGTTCGCGGCTTAAGCTGGTGTGGTTGGTGAGCGCGTTAACGATGTTGGTGCCGACCGTCTTGCGGTGCTTCACATCAGCTTCGCGCTTTGCCTGTTCGTCGGCTTTGAGCTGCTCTTCAGCCAGACGAGCTTTCTCTTTCGCTTCAGCTTCACGCTTGATGCGATCTGCTTCTTCCTGCGCTTTGCGTTTTTCTTCTGCGATTGCGTCCTGCTTCTCACGCTCTGCACGGTCAGCATCTTCTTTGCGCTTACGCTCGGCGGCATCAGCGCGAGCTTTCTCATCAGCTTCGCGACGTGCTGCAGCTTCCAGATCTGCTTTATGCTTCTCTTCGGCTTCGCGCTTTGCTTTGTCAGCGGCTTCCTGCTTGATACGTTCTTCGTACTCACGCTGAGCCTGTTCCGCCTGGCGGCGCTGCTCTTCGCGGTCACGGTCGAAATCCTTGTTCATCAACAGAGCCATTTCGTGGTCTGCTTCGAACTTGGCCGCCAACTCCTGATCGAACTTGATGTTCATTTCCAGCGCTTCGGCGTGCAGCGCGTTCATGGCTTCTTCAGCCTTAATGCGTTCCTGCTCGGCTTCCCATTCGGTTAGAGGACGGCGCACTTCATCCTTAAGCGCGTCCAGCCGCTCACGCACAATGCGGCGGCTTTCGTCGATCTGCTTAGGCAGGGCTTTAAGCTCAGCAACCAGATCCTTACCGGCGTTGTCGATGTAAGTTTTGGAACGGGCAACCTTATGCGCCATGGATGCGATAGCGTCGCGGCCTTTGCGGGTCGACACATCCGGCACCAGGCTGCGAGCTTCTTTCTCGATCGCCTCAATGATCGGGTCGAGCTGCTCTTTGGTGGTGAATACCGCCATTGCGTTCTGTTTCTCAATGACGACTAAATCCGTTACTTCGCTCATGGTTTCTCCTGAAATTTGGATGTGCAGATGCCGCCCGCGTAATGCCAGGCAGATCGGTTGAATAGGTTGGTTGGTATCAGTGAACCATTGGCTCGCCGCGCTCATTCAGCAGCACAACAACGGAGTCACTTTTGATGATGGTTTTTTCGAAGATGTTGAAGGCGTACAGGCCCTTCTCAACGTTCGCAGAGGCGCGATAAGTTTTGCCGTGGTGTTGCAGCATTGTGCCCGGTAAAACCTCGCTACGTGGCACTGATGCGGTGCCGTAGTGCATTCCAATCATACCTTCACCTCAACCTGTTCCAGGAGGCCAGCGATATGCATCTGCCAGCGGTTCAGCACCAGTTTTTCACGCGGTGCCGATAGCGACGTCAGTTGCCACTCGTTATCGTTGAGCTTTTTGGCGGTGTACTGCTTGCCGTTGTGGGTGACTGTCATGATGCCTCCCGGGCGCGGAGCATTGCGTCAGCAAGCATGTATGAGTGCTTCGCAACTTCATCGGCATTGCCGGCAACAATAGGGTGAGTGCACGACTCCGGATAACTTGCCAGCCAGCCAGACAATGCTTTTGCATCGAAGTAATCGCGCAGCGTCATTCCCTCGATAGGATAATTGTGCTCACTACCTGCGACCGGAAATGCCGGGCCGCCGTTGTTGTTGGTCATAAATCCTCTTGGCCTTATCGCGGCGAACGGAACGGTTAATACAAGACTTCAACGCATTTATTCAGTGTTTCAATGGGCGGTGGATGGCCGCCGGTTGTCATAACTAAGCCGCCTCGGTGAAGCGACTGAGGTATAACTGCCCATGAATCGGCATGGGCGACCGGGCTTAAATCAGATTTATATGTCCCCACAACCCATCACCTGAAATGATGTGCCTCTGCGCTACTTGAACGCGTTAAGCTGGTTGAGATAGCGATCTGCTTGCTTTCTGAAGGTTCTCGCTGCGTTCTTGCGTTACGGCTAAGCCATACCGTTAGCAATAGGGACAGGATGAGCAGGCTTTGCATGTTCTTCCTGTTTGGAGCTGTAAGTTATTCCTCGATGTTGGTTTTCAGTCGTCACTGTTACCTGTTACATAACTCCTCCGATACGGTGCGCCGCGTCGAAAAGGGTGGCAGCGGCTAGCCAGGAACTTTCGAAATGCTTTGGTGATTGGATGGCCGGTGCTGATCTCCGGCTTGCTGAGTTCTCACTCAATCTCATGGTGTCGGCTATGCCGTCTTTACGCTTTCGCACCGTAGCGCATCAGCCTGCGCATTCATCCAATCCCAAAACATTCCAGTTAGTGCCGGGGTATTTATCCGCGCCCGGCGCGCGCTTTCCCGCTATTCCCCAACAGCAAGAAATCGCTTACTCTTTAATCTCCCCAACAGTAGAAAGGATATATTCATGCAAACCATGCGGACCGTGTGCCCTGACTGCGGAAGTGAGATGTTCAACCAGCCCGATGATTTTGACTTTGAGACAAATTTCACCGGCGTCAGTTGTGCTGACTGTGGTCGAGAAATCACTAAGGACGATGTTGTCAATCAGGCCACGGACACGGTCAAAAAACAGATCGACGACATGCTCAGGAATTCCCTGAAAGGAACTGGCTGGAAGTTCAAGTAACTTTAAAAGCTCCCCAAACTGAGTGAGAACCTCACTGGCGTCTACGTTAAGCAGTAGTGGCGCCGTTTTTTTATCTGCCATACACACTCCTCTCTTTGTTTACCGTCAGCCCCTCGCAAAGAGCTGTTGGCAAAGATTCCCCGATGTTCGGGAACTGAGCAGCAAACCATTCCGGTGCGGAGTCCTCTTCGTGTGCTATACCCGCCACGCGTTACACACCTGCCTCAATCCCATTGGGCGCCATTTCAATTTGCCAGGAGCGCTCCGGGTGATTTGCTGCTTGGCTGAATTCTTAATGAGCAGGCGACTTGCTGTCCGCCGCTGGCTAACTTCGCTCAGCTGTCGATGTTTCGTTTCGATGGGTTAAAAATACTAGCGGTATTAATATATAGCAATACCGCCAGTATTATTAAATCTTTGATTAATACTAAGCGTATGAATTAGATGTGATTTTATTTTTGTAAATACCAGTGCTACGCTTAAAAAAACAGCAGGAGGGATGTGCATGGTTCTGGATGAAGAGCGTATAAGCATGAAAATTCAGGCGATGGGGCGGGCGGTGATGGAATTGTCACTGGCTGATTTACCCATGACCCAGCAAAACATCATCGACAAGCTGAAGCAGTACCGGAAGGAAACAGGAAACGTGATAGGGAAGGGCGTGAACAGGGATGCGGATGAGATAGTGCGGAAAGGGCAATAAAAAAGCCCGCACGGGCGGGCAGGTAGTGTTGCGATAGTTATTGTTATCAGCTTCAGGCTGAATAGTTATCGGCAGAATGGCGGATAGCTTTATGGGGGGGCAATAAAAAACCCGGCGCGGTGGCCGGATTTGCTAAATTACTGACCTTTCTTAAGGTACAAGTTTAATAGGAAAAATATAGTTGGCATAGCAAGCGAGGCCAAGAGAACCCCGAGCATCCATACTTTTACATCTGCTATCTTGGTTTCCAAAGCGGAAAATTTAGCTTCAAAGTAGTCAACCGATGGTTTCTTAGATAGTGAAGCATCAAAATCCAGGCTCTTCTGTAAAAGTACAGCGGTGTCTCTTTTGGCGTCAGTAGAATCAGAAGATATTTTCCGGGTATCCTCTTTAATTCCTGCCATGCTGCTCTTGATGTGCGCAACTTCAGCTTCAAGAACTGCTAATCGCTTATCCATGTCGTCGCCTCCATCATCACTTGTTGTTTGAATGATCTCAGTATCATCCATCACAACCGATGTGACAATCCGTTTTTCTTTATCTGAAGCAGCAACAGAACAAGCTTTCATCAAGAGCGTTGCTTGGCTTGATGCTACAGAAGAAAATTCCAGCCCTACTGTAGATCCATTCTTATCAGAGTAAGCAATTACTAGCTTTCCCTCATCCAAAGATGATTGAGCTGCATTCATCAGCTTTTATTCCTCGAACATGCTTTTCAAGGACTGATAGAAATCGAAGGCCTTCTGTTTACTTAAAGTCACGGACGCAACCTTAGTGCGTTGCATTCCTGCCACTGCGATTTCGCCATTCATATGGCCGATGACTGGGGTGCTATTGAGAAAAACGAAGTTAAAAACTTCGTAGCCATTGTTATCCGTTCCGATGGTTACAACCCCATCAGCATTAGTTTCAATATAATTTTTGGACTCCAGTACATCATTGATATGTGTTAAGGCAACTTCTTGTTTATCGCTCACTTATGTTCTCCTGAACCAACAAAATAGGTAAAAATCTTTTCAAATTCATTAGATTAATTTGCATAAAATGCACAGGGAAAAGTTGGCTTACCAGCTATGCGTCGACCAGAACACCTTGCCGATCAGACCAGCCGCATCTTCGTCTCTACAGCAACACCGATAATTCGACAGTTACCATTCACCGCTACCAATGGCCACTGTGGATTTAAACCCTTCAGGTACTTCTGCGCACCGTCGATCACTAACTTCTTAAATGTTGCCTCGTTCGAATCGGATAGCTTTGCTATTACCAGACTGCCGTTGATTGCCTCGCGCCCAGTATCGAAGAGGACAAAGGTTCCTTCTGGGATGCTAAGACCCGCCGGTGCTGTCATTGAGTCACCATCTACCTGTAGCCAGAATGCCTCACCTTGAATGTGAGCATCTGATTCAAGCCAAAGGTCTATATCCTTTAGGGTGTACGGCTCAACCGCTTCACACCAGGCGCCCGCCTGAACTTTGCTAATCACCGGATATTTTGAGCCAGGTGAATAATGCCCTGCGAAAGAAGTATTTTCCGACGCCACCGAGCTCATATCAGAGATATCCTTCGCAAGTGACGGGCTGAAATCAGAGACACTAATCCCAAGAAGCCTCGCAAAGACCGATGCTACCGCTGTATTTAAAGCGTTCCTTCCATTGAGATAATGGCCAACGGCACCTTGGGATATGTCCAGCGCGTCCGCAATGGATTGCTGAGTAATACCCAGTTCTTTTTTCTTCGCTTCGTAAAGGGCTTTTAAACGCTTTGAATCAGCCACTTGAGCGGGGGTGAGGATCTTTTTCTTTTCCATTTTCAGATATTAATACCAAAACTCATATTTTAAAAATACCGCAGGTATTGCTTTATGTAATACTTCTGGTATTGTTTGTTTATGCACTCAAAGGAGCAACCATATGAAGATTTCTTTAGCTGAATTTGTTGGCGAAGTCGGGCAAGCCAAAGCAGCTGACGCTATCGGTGTACACCAGACGGCAATCAGCAAGGCAATTAGGGTTGGGCGTCAGATTTTTATAAACAGACTGCCAGACGGGAAAATTAAGGCTGAAGAGATTAAGCCTTTCCCGCACAGCAAAGCCCCGTAAGCACCGCGCTCTTTAACAATCTGTAACCCTATTAAACCGGCTGAGTAATCAGCCAATCATTAACTATTCAACGAAAGGGAAAGCAATGCATTCACTTGCGTATCAACACAATACCGGAATACACCCGGGAGCGATGATAAACCGCGCTCAACCTAAGGCGGCGCCAGACCACGAAAAGATCCGCGATGCGGTCCGGGCATGGTCGTCGGCGCTGGACAATCAGGACGTCGTTTCGGCGCTGATCATCAACGAATACCGGGAGCAGGGCGGGACCGCCATCAGCTTCCCGGAAGACATCAGCAGGGCGCGCCAAAAACTTTTTCGCTTTCTGGATAACCGTTTCGACTCTGAGCAGTACCGCGAGAACGTTCGCCAGTTGACGCCCGCAATCATGGCCGTGCTGCCTGTTGAGTATCGCACTCGCCTGATCGGTGCCGATTGCAAAATGTCTCGTCTGGCTGAAGCCGAGAAAGAACTCGCCGAGGCTAAACAGGCCGTGCTGCTGGACGCTCCAGAGCATCAGAAGCTGAAAGAGGTAAGCGAGGGTATAGCGTCGCTGTTCCGCCTCATGCCGGAGCAGGTGGGGCCGCTGATGACGATGGTTACGTCGATGCTGGGGGTCATGTGAGAGGCACCAGAAAAGAAAAAGCCCTTGAAGCGGTAACTTCAAAGGCCTTCCAAACACTGTGTTACGCCAAGTAACGGGAGTAAGTATGCCAGCAATAAACGAAAAGGCAAATCAGCACGCAACTCATAAATGCTCTTTCTGCGACAGAAGCAATATTGATAGCGACGTGAAAACCATAGTTGCCGGTCCAGGCGTTGCTATCTGCGATAACTGCATTCTGCTTTGTGTCGAAATTATCTTCAAGAAAGGCGGGGAGGCTGCTGATGAACTTAGCAATTAACAATATCTCACCAATCAGGCCTGATTTGCAGGTCGTGGAGCCGCGCGTGGCAGATCTTGATGATGGCTATACGCGTATTGCCAATGAACTTCTGGAGGCTGTCATGCTGGCAGGATTGTCTCAGCATCAGCTGCTGGTCTTCATGGCTGTAATGCGTAAAACATACGGTTTCAACAAAAAATCTGACTGGGTTAGTAACGATCAGTTATCTGCCCTTACCGGCATTCTTCCGCACAAATGCTCTGCTGCTAAAAGCTCGTTAGTGAAGCGTGGAGTATTTACCAAAATCGGGCGTTCTGTCGGCATTAACAAAACGGTTAGTGAATGGGTGAAATTACCCAAAACCGGTAATGAAAATAAACGTTACCTGAAAGAGGTAAATTTACCTGAATCAGGTAAGGAATGTTTACCCGAATCAGGTAACGACGCTTACCCAAATAAGGTAAACACAAAAGACAAACATACAAAAGACAATAAAGACAATATTAATAAACCCCCTAAATCCCCCAAACCGGCTTCGTTCGATCCGGCTGGTGTTGACCTTCCTGAATGGCTGTCAGTTTCAGTCTGGAAGTCATGGGTCGATTATCGTCGCGACCTGAAGAAACCGATTAAGTCTCAGCAGACGGTAACCCAGGCCATCAACCTGCTTGAGCGTTGCAAGTGCAGCGGATACCAGCCTGAAGAAATCATCAACCAGAGCATTGCGAACGGCTGGCAGGGTTTGTTTGAGCCAAAGATCGCCAAGCAGACGCCTCGCGCGCAGTCTCGCGTATCTGAGAACTTTGCTGGCAAAGACTACGGCCAGACTGAAATTCCTGCATGGGCGAGGGACTGATCATGACGCTGGATGAAAAAATCAATCAACTTGAGAAACGCATTACTGAGCTGAGCCAGCCGCCAGTTCAGCATGAAGATATCGAGCTAACTATCAGCACCGAGAACTGCGAAACGCATGGCCCCTTTGAATGCAGGACCAGGCATTTCTTAAACTCTGTCGTGAAAATTCCCCCGCGCCCAAGCTGCTGCCCTGAATGCCTCAAAGAGGAGTTAGGCCGCTTGCAGGCGGACAGAATTAGCATCAACGAAGCAGCCCGCAAAAGAAACATCGAGCGCCTGCTGGATGGACTGAGTATCCCGGCCAGGTTTGAATCCTGTTCACTGGAGAATTATGAACCGGTGAACGAAGAAGCGAAACGCGCCCTGAAGGTCTGTCAGGCATACGCCAGCCGATGGCCTGAGCGTTTGCAGAAGGGTGGCGGCCTGGTGATGTGTGGCAAGCCTGGAACCGGCAAGAACCACCTCGCATTGGCTATCGCCCGGCATGCAATCACCGAGCACCAAAGCTCAGCTGTGTTCACCACCGCGCTGAAAATTGCCAGGGAGTACAAGTCAACCTGGTCGAAGGGGTCAAGCCGTACTGAAGACGAAGTGATCCGTTACTTCACGAAGCCCGACCTGCTGATTATCGACGAGGTCGGCGTGCAGTTCGGAAGCGACGCCGAGAAGTTGATCATGTTCGAAATCATCAACACCCGTTATGAGCGGATGAAGCCAACTATCCTGATCAGCAACCAGACCCGGGAAGAATTGGCTGCATTCATCGGCGAACGCGTTCTAGATCGCATGAGCGATGGAGGCGGGTGCACTCTGTCATTCACGTGGGATTCTTACCGTTCTAAGGGGGAAGCATGACCATAACAATTCGTGGGCAGATTCTTGCAGCCCTGCGTAATAACCCGGGCCTGAATAGTGCTCGCATTGCCAGCATGATCGGCATGACCACCAAAAAGATTTCCGGCCCGTTAAGCACGTTGTTTGCAGACGGCCTGATCGAGTTCGAAGGTAAGCATGGCCAGCGGCTGTATCGTCTGACGAGCTACGGAATGAAATACGCACCGGAAACCATACCGGCCATGCCGAAGGGTAATTCGAAGCTGGTGCAGCGCACAGAGACAAACGTGATCTGCCAGGAGTGCCGCAACAGTCCGGCGATGAGAAGGGTATTGATGGTTTGGGGGAGGGTAGGGGTATGAAAATTTACATCGCAGGACCAATGACGGGTTACGAAAACTACAACCGTCCGATGTTTAACGCAGTAGCACAGCAGATGTTATCAGGTGGTCATGTGGCATTAAATCCGGCCACGCTCCCGGATGGTTTATCTCAGCGTGAGTATATGGACATCTGCCTGGCGATGCTTCGCTGTGCCGACGCCATTCACATGCTGCATGGGTGGCAAGAGTCGGAAGGTGCTGTCGCTGAGCATGCCATGGCTAAAAAGCTGGGAATTAAAATTTCTTACCAATTTGAAGGAGCCGCCCAATGAGCAACATCGACAAACTTATGGAAAAGCTGAAATCGGCTGCGCTAAAGCTTAACTGCGAGCAATGGCAAACACGCAATGGCTTTAGCGGCGTTGAGGTGATTGTTAAGGGCAGTGTGGTAAAGGGGCATGGTTGTGTGAGTTATCAGCCGGTCGCTTCTGAACTGGTTGATACCAAAACGGCAAAGGCAATCGCTTTATTTTGTCCGGCCAACATTTTGGCGCTGCTGGATGAGCTGGAAGCCAAAGATGCTCAAATAGCGAATCTTACCGCCGAACGCGATGCTCTTCGTGAAGGCGAGATGGGTGACGCGAAGCACAGTAATACCCGTGCTGCGGCCGATATCTATTTCCAGTTGGTCGAGGAGTGCGAAATACCTGCTGGCGGATCACTGGTTGAGTATGTAAGCGAACTGCGTGAACGTGCCGCAGCCGATAAAGGAGCAGCATCATGATCACCTTCACCAAAGAACAGCTTATCGCTTCTGCGCACGCGCGTATTGAGTTTGCAGAGATGATGCTGGCTGGAGAGTTAGAGCCCCTCAAAGAGCGCACATGGTCAATTGAACTGGAGCTGGCGCGTATCGCGCTGGCATCGCTCGAAGCGAAGCCTGTGTCAGTCAACGACGATATGACTTATGCATTCCATCATGCGATATCAGATTCATCATTAGGCTCTGACGAAGTTGAAGAAATTAAGACTGGGTTGCGTGCTGCATTCGCTAATGTCACCGCCCCGCCAGCGCCGGCATCTGTTCCTGAATGGACAAACGAGCAGTGCCTGGAGTTCCTGTCGATCGCTTTCCGGCATGCGGAAATTAAGGGCGACCTTGAGCTTGATGATATCCGCCTGGGTGTGAAGATGGTCAATGGTAGCCGCGCCGCCATGCTTCAGGGTGCCGATCGACCACAAAACGAACCGCAAAATATTCCGGAAAATATTCCAGCCACACAGTTTAAGCCGGTAGCAGACCTGTACGGCCTAACCTCGCCAACCGGCGGTGAAACATCGTTCACTTTCGATGCTGTTGAAGCTCGCGATTTTATTGATGGCGGGTGGTCATGTCAGGAGTACGTGGAACTTGGACGCTATCAGGAAGCGCTAACGGACCATTCCGAGGATAAGCTCGCTATGGTTGACCATTCCGGTGACTCCAACAATATGGTTGAACCTGTAACGACGGCTTGCAAGTTGCGCGATGCGGTGGATACCATTCGCAACTCCGGCATAGCAATTGACGGTGAGAAGATTCTGGCTGAGCGCGATGCTCTCAACTCTCCGGTGATTCCGGATGGTTGGGTTATGGTGCCAGAGGAGCCTACTCATGAAATGCTTGAGGCTGGTGATGAACAATTCGGAACTTACGATGTCTATCGCAGGATGATTGAAGCAGCGCCGAAGTTAGAGTGATTCTTGATAATCATTTTTCAAAAGTGATGTTATAATCATGTCATCGGAACCTGAACAACTCCGGTGACTTCTGCGCATTTAAGGGGACTTAAATGCGACCACAATATGAACTCCTCACCTTGTCACAGATGCAGAAATGCACCTGCGATTTTCTGCATTCTGCGTTACCTCTAGGAGGTGGCGTATGAAGCAGCACTACTGCATCGTCAACGATACCGTTAAAGACAACCTCATCGCGTACATTCGCACCCTGCCGGTAAACCCTCGCGCGCCGATGGTGGTCGAGGCCCGGGAAGAGACCCGCACCGACAAGCAAAACCGTCTGATGTGGCCGTTGCTGAAAGACCTGTCTGACCAGGTGGTTTGGTACGGCGAAAAGCTGACCCGCGAAGAGTGGAAGGACCTCATCACCGTTCTGGTGAACCAGACCCAGGATCAGGAGCAGAAATCCGCGCCGGGCATCAACGGCGGCCGCGTTTATTTCGGCGTCCGCACATCCAGATCCAGCAAGCGTTACATGGTCGATGTCATCGAGGCGATTTACTGGTTCGGCACCGAACGCGGTGTGAAGTTCTCCGAAGCATCCAGTAAGCGCATTGCCTGGGCGCAAGAGTGGAGGTCTTCCCGTGGGTAATCCTCTCGCACGCGTCATCACAAATCACATCTTCAACGTTCCGGCGCGCCGCAAGCGCAAGCCCGCGGTTAAGCCGTCCGACATCCCGACCTTGAAAGGCTACACCGCCCGCCTGGTGGATCAGAAATGGCTGCGTCTCGCGGCGAGGAGGGCGCATGGCTAAGTTACCGCGCCGCAAGTGCGCCCATAAAGCTTGTCGCCAGTGGTTCCACCCGGTCCGCGACGGGCAGGTGGTTTGCTCATTCGAATGCGCCAGCGCGATCGGCAAAGAACAGACCGCAAAAGCCCGTGAAGCTGCTAAGCAGAAGGAAGCGCAGCGTCAGCGCACCGAAGAGAAGGCAGGTCGCCAACGGCGCGCTGCGCGGCGTAATGAGCTGAAGCCGATCCGTCACTGGGTGCAGATGACTCAGCGCGCCTTCAACGACTGGCGGCGCGAAATGCTGCTGGCCGCCGGGCATGGTTGCATCTCCTGCGGTACCAAGACCGCCTTCGCCTGGCATGCCGGGCATTACCGCACCACGGCCGCCGCTCCACAGCTTCGCTTTAACCCGGACAATATCTGGCTCCAGTGCTCCGCCTGCAACGTTCACAAATCCGGAAACATTGAGGCATACCGCGCCGCCCTGGTCGAACTGATCGGCGAAGAGCGCGTGCTGGCGCTGGAATCCAACAACGAAACCCACAGATACACCCGTGAAGAGCTGAACGGCATCCGCGCCCAGGCCCGGGCAGACCTTCGCGCACTGAAACAGCAGGAGGCAGCATGAGCACAGAAACCGAAATAGAACTGGGCAAGGTTGTCGCGTTCCCGACGAAGAATAACGACCTACAGGACGGGCTGGTTATTCAGCGCGAAGGGCAGAAGGTTATGTGCCTGCACTCCACTGTTTGGGTGAACGAAAAAGACCGGACCTTGCGCTGCCGGAAGTGCGAAACGCTGATCGAGCCTTTTGACTTCCTTATGACGCTCTGCGACCAGGAGTCTCGCTACATGGAGAACGTGAAATATCTCCGCCGGGAAGAAAAGCAGCGCCGTCAGAATATCGAGAAGCTCATTCAGATTGAGAAGAACGCCAAGTCACGCATTCGCCGCGCCGGGGATAAGTCACCACTTCCTCTCTGGCAGAACGAGAGGGTGGATGAATGACACGTGACCAGATTATCCGGTACCAGGCAGAAAGCGTTAATCGCGCCAGCATGCCGCCAGTAGCAAAGCACAGCCAGACCAAAACCAACCAGCCGCATAAGGAAGCCGCATGAACAGTCAGCAACTGGAATACGTACGTCAGCAGCTCATTGTGGCGACCGCAGACCTCAGCGGGGCGACGAAAGGGCAGTTGGTAGCTTTCGCCGAGAATGCGCAATTCACCGCTACGGCGCGCAGCAGGGGCCGGAAAAAGGTATTCGACAAGGATAAGCAGCGCATGGTCAACCCGGAAGGCCCGGCGATGAGCGGTAGCCAGTCCCGCGCCAAAGGGTCATCTATCGCGCTGGTTGGGCCGGTGGAGTTCGTGACAGCATCGTGGCGCCGCGCTGTCCTGTCTCTGGAAGACCACCAGAAAGCGTGGCTGCTGTGGAACTACAGCGAGAACATCCGCTTCGAGCACCAGGTGGCGATCACTCAGTGGGCGTGGGCAGAATTCACGTCGCAGCTCGGCCCGAAGAAGGTGGCCGGCAAGACGATGGAGCGCCTGAAGAAGCTGATATGGCTGGCCGCGCAGGACGTCAAAGCGGAGTTGGCTGGGCGTGAGCCCTACGAATATCAGGCGCTGGCGTCACTGGTTGGCGTAACGCCGAAGAACTGGTCAGAGACGTTTACGGACCGCTGGGTAGAGATGCGCCGCATCTTCCTGCGCCTGGACAGTGGAGCTTTGTTGCAGGTTACGCGATCACGTTCACAACAAAAGGCGACAAATTTAGACTCAAGTCTTGCAAAACTGGATTGAAACGCATATATTTCATGTAAATCTGATATCGTCGCCATAGCTTCGTAGGTCGACAAAAAATTAAGAGCCTCGCCATCGTGCGGGGCTTTATTTTACATCCGAGAATTTTGCCCAAAGGTATTCCTTGAGGCGAGCGTTTCGGGTTGGGTGCGCCAAAGGAGCCATCGTAGGCCAGACCTCTTTGAGGGCGGCAGTGTCGCGAGAGCTGCAAACCGATGACCGCCGGGAAAGTCCGGCACCAGAAAGAATGACAGAGCCCGAGGTTTACACCTTGGGCTTTTTTATTTGCGGTACGCCGCACATAGAACCCACTACCTGGGACCCTTCGGCCAGAGAGCCGACACTGCCTTACCCTCATCTTCCCGGCCTGTCGCCGGGTTTTTTATTCCAGGCCCCGGGAACCATCCTCGACAAGCCTTGTTGTTAAAACGTCCCGAGGGCCTGACCTAATCAACCAGCACCAAGCAGGTGCGAACATGAAGAAAACCACTATGCAAGACAGACCAGATACCTGGGCGGTGATGCTTGCGTGGCTTGTAAACCACAAAAACGAAGCTGGCTATTCGGTACTGGCTTTTGTCATGTCGATACTCGCTACCTCGCGCGGCGCGAAATCAAAGTGGAAAGACCGGATCGCCGGCGCAACGATGTGCGGGATCCTTTGCTTCTTCGCTCAGCCGACACTCACGGCTATATGGGCAATCTTCAACTGGAATTTCCCCCCTGAACTTTGCTGGCCGATCTCGGCTGGCGTCGGGTATGTGGGGGTGGATTCGCTTTTTGCCTATGCGCGCCGTCGCCTTGGACTGAATGAACCGGGAGACAAAGCAAATGCTGACCCTCAGTAAATTCCAGCAAGCTACGGGCACCAGTGCAGCACTGGCCGGGAAGTGGTTTCCTGTCGTGCTGGCAGCAATGCAGAAGTACGACATAAGCACACCGTTAAGGCAGGCGCACTTCCTCGCACAGGTGGGGCATGAATCATCTGGCTTCGTTTATGTGGAAGAGAGCCTGAATTACCGATATGGCGCGTTGCTGGCGATGTTCGGCAATCGAATTAGCCAGGAAGACGCTTTCAAATATGGCCGTGTTGACTCGGGCCAGAATGCTCATCCGGCCGACCAGAAAATGATTGGCAGCATCATCTACGCCAACCGGAACGGGAACGGCGATCGCAACAGTGGTGATGGATATCGTTACCGCGGGCGCGGCCTGATTCAGGTGACGGGGAAAGCGAATTACGCCGCGTTGGTTAAGCAGCTTGGCGTTGATATCGTAAAGAGCCCGGAACTACTCACTCAGCCTCAATATGCTGCTGAATCCGCAGCTGCCTGGTGGGGCAATCACGGACTTAACGCTATCGCTGACTCAGATGATGTTAGCCGCATCACCAGAATCATCAACGGTGGTACCAACGGACTGGAGGACAGGAAAGCCCGCTTGACTAAAGCTAAGGGGGTTTTATGTTCGGGTTAATCAGTTTATTCCGCATTTTCAAAAATAATGCGCACATTCTCATTCCTTGCGCGTTCATCATCCTTGTCGCCATTTGCCTGTGGGGGCTTAATGCCCGCAACCAACAGTTGACGGCAACGAACGACAGGCTGACACAGCTTAACGACAGCAAGGATGTGCAGATCAACGACCTGAGGGCTAAAAATGACGATCTGGCGGGGAGCGTTAAAGAACTTGCTGGCGCCGTTAACAGGCAAAACGTGGTCATGTCTGAAGTCGCAGAACAACGGGCTGAGTCGGCCAAGCAGAACCGAATGCTCCAGAGCGAGATTAAGCGCTACCTGGCGGCAGATAAGTGCGCCGCTGCTCCTGTTCCTGATGCCGCTGTTGAGCGGTTGCGTGCAGCAGCAGAAGCCGCCCGTGGAATACCGAGTAATAAAGCAGCCGGCCCTGAAACTTCCGGCGGAGCTGACGTCGCGCCTTGATGTGCCGGATCTTCCAGACAATCCCTCATACGGTGACAGTGTTTCGATGAACGCGACGCTTTACGGTATCGTCGGGCAGTGCAACATCGACCGGGCAGCAATTCGCAAAATTGAGAAAGGGCGAAGTGATGAAAACCAACCAGTGCAGTGAAGGTTTCGACAACCCATCCAGGTTCCGCGAGGAATGGGATAAGCAGACCCAGGGGAAATAGAGCCTCATCCCTGAGGTTCTGACACAGTCTCTCCTCTGGACTTTAACCGTAGCAGAATCACAGAGCCTCGTATTAGCGGGGCTTTTTTGTATCCGCATTTCACCGCGCACCGCAGCGCATTCAAACCACGTCGAACCAAACCCTTTGAAATGAGCCTTTGAGGAAGTCAGTTAGTGCTGGCGAGCCTCGACGGGCTGATTTCCTATGCGGCAAAGGTTCATCTCAAAGAAAGGTAAACGCTATGAATAATCCGTCAGTTATTCCGGCCTTCGACTTCCGCGAAATGGTCACGACCCTCGACAACAAGATAATCACCACATCACTCAAGGTGGCGGATTACTTTGGCAAGCGACACAAAGACGTTTTGCGTGCCATACGTAACCTGAAATGCTCCGATGACTTCACCCAGCGCAATTTTGCGCCCATTGATTTCATTGATAAAAATGGCGATGTTCAGCCTATGTATAACATCACCCGCGACGGATGCATGATGCTCGTGATGGGGTTCACTGGCAAAACAGCTGCCGCAGTAAAGGAGTGTTACATCAATGCCTTTAACTGGATGGCCGAGCAGCTAAACCGACGCATGGCGATGGGTGAAGAAATGCAGCACCGCTACGCCATCAAAGAAACGCGCTCAAAGTTGAAGGGCACGATCGGCAGCCGGTTGATGAACGAGCGGAAGAAAGAAAAGCGAGTTCTGGAACTCGAGCATGAGCACATCATGCAGGTGACGCAACCAGAACTTTTGGCTGGTAACTATTTTAAATCGTAAATGGAATAGTTAAATGGTGTAACATTATCTCTCTTGATAAGGAGGGTTAATGTCCGGATCACTATCAACCTCAGTTATATCCTTCCCATGGCGAGATATTATTACGCCAATCGTAGGGCTTGTTGGTGCATTTGGCGGGGCGCTTCTTGCCAATCATTTCGCCGATGAAAGATGGCAGAAACAAGTCCAATATGAGGCGAGTAAGGAATCTTCGAAAGTTGTCAGGGATAAAGGTGAGGAGTTATACACTCTCTGCTGTCGCTGGGAGAAGATGCTGTTTCTGATCCAAATGGCTCAGATAAGGTATATCAAGAGCCAGCGTGAGTGGGATGGATTCAATGATTACATCAATACTATATCGCTCGGCCCTGGAGTTTTTGATCGTTTAGAATCCTTGTTGCACATCTATTTTTATGAGCTTACCCCGCGCATTGGATTGATTCAGTCTGAGATGAAAAAATGCAATGAACTCTACGAAAATTACCGTAGGGGTTTAATCACCGATGTCGAAGAAAGCTCAAGGATTATTAACCAGTCCTCAATAGATTTAGAAGAGCATATGCTAATCATGAAAGAACACATTAGAAATAAGCTGAAGATTTGATTTAACCGCCTCCGGGCGGTTTTTTATTGCCATCACCATAGGTAGCCCCATCGTAATGACAATATCCCCTATAGCGGAAAATCAATTAAATATCCCGATAAGCGGATAAAGAGGCTCTCAATGTCCGACATCTACCAAATCACTCTGACCACTCAAACAAGCGAAACCTTCAGAGGCAAGATGACTCGTAGCCAGCCCGAACTGGTTAACGGCTTCATTGGTGTGGCAAAGAAAGATGGCGCTTGGGCATACCTCGCGCCGGATGACGTATTTAGGATGGAGTATGTGCCGAAATCGCTATAATTTTCGCAGCATTATACAGCGTAAACTGCAAAAACAGCGATTACCGCTGAAATAACCTTTAAAGCATACGTTATGCAGTCCTTGAGCAACTCATTGGTAAAGGATGCGCTTTCAATGGCTGTTTGAATCACAACATAAGCGGCTGCAACCTCAGCAAATACCAACGCCGTATTATCTTGATCGTAACAATACGCACGCACGAAAGCGAAAATTGCTAATGGTAATGCTGTGAAAAGAATGAACCAATTTTTGCACTTAGACGATGCTCCTAAAGCAGACATATTTCTTCCTTAATGAGTAAATATATGGCACTCACCGACAAACAAGATATGTTCTGTCGCGAGTACCTCATCGATTTAAACGCCACGCAAGCGGCTATTCGGGCGGGGTACAGCGCAAAGACAGCTAACCGCACCGCGTCCGAAAACCTGTCAAAACCTGACATCCAGTCCAGAATTGCCGAACTTAAAGCCCAACGCAATGATCTGGTTGGCATAAATGCGACATACGTCCTAAATCGTCTCGTTGAGATAGACCAGATGGACGTGCTCGACATCCTCAAAGACGACATGAGTCTGAAGCCAGTAAGCGAGTGGCCTTTATCCTGGCGAAGATATTTGAGCGGCTTCGATGTGGCTGAGATGTTTGAAGGCCGTGGGGAGGAGCGTGAGATGGTCGGGCTTCTCAAGAAAATTAAGTGGCCGGATAAAGTCAAAAACCTCGAATTGCTCGGGAAGCACATAGATGTGATGGCTTTCAAAGAGCAGGCCACTCATGAGCATACAGGCAAGAACGGTGGGCCAATCGAAATGGCTACGCTGACTAAAGAAGAGTACAAGGCTGCCCGGCGGGAGATGTTGGAGGATGACGACTGCTGAGCAAAAGGCTTACGCCCGTAAGATTGAATGTGAAGAGGACGGGCTTTATTACGCTCGCTACTTCTTCAAGCAGCGCACCGGCGGCAAGATGATTGTCGCGCCTCACCACAAGGTGATTCAGCAAACGCTGGATCGCGTTATTGATGGTGAGATTCAGCGCCTGATCATCAACGTCCCGCCTGGGTACACGAAAACGGAACTGGCGACCATCAATATGATGGGCCGAGGGCTGGCGCTTAATTGCCGGGCCCGCTTTATGCACCTGTCCTATTCGCATAACCTGGCGCTGCTGAACTCATCCACTGCGCGCGGCATGATTAAGTCGCAGGCGTACCAGTCGATGTGGCCGATGTCGCTGCGCGATGACGCTGACAGTAAGGCGATGTGGTGGACCGAGCACGGCGGCGGCGTTTATGCTTCGTCAGCTGCGGGACAGGTTACCGGCTTTCGTGCCGGACACATGGAACCGGGCTGGCAGGGCGCGCTGATTATCGATGACCCGGTTAAGCCAGATGACGCTTACTCAGAGATCGTCCGCGACGGGGTAAACAACCGCTTTAACGAGACAATTAAATCACGACTTGCGATCGAGACGACGCCGATGATTGTCATCATGCAGCGAATCCATTACCACGACCTGAGCGGCTATCTGCTGAGAGGTGGGAGTGGTGAGAAATGGCATCACCTGAATCTGCCTGTGATTATCGACAATAGTCAGCCATACGCTGCTCAGTACCCTGAAAACACCCACGCCATACCGATTGACCACGGACTGCCTGATGGCTGGCTGTGGCCGTTCAAGCACAATGAATCGCACCGCGTATCGCTGTTCTCTCACAGACGCACTGCCGAAGCGCAGTATATGCAGAAGCCTCGCAGGTTTAATGCAGAAGGCGCTCTGTGGACAGAGGCGATGATCAGCGCGGCTCGCGAACTGCAAATTCATCACGATAAGGTTCGCACTGTCGTAGCCATTGACCCGCAGGCAACAAACAGCGACGAAAGCGATGAAACAGGTATTGTCGCTGCCAGCTCATATGGTGCTGGTGATAAAAAGCAGTTCTCTGTGGATGGCGATTACAGCGGTAAATATTCACCTGCTGGATGGGCCAAGAAAGCCATATCGGCTTATGAGCAACACGAAGCTGACGCGATAGTTATTGAGACGAACCAGGGCGGAGATATGGCGGAGGAGACACTCCGCAACGCCGGGTTCAAAGGTCGCATCATTCGTGTCCATGCCAGCAAAGGTAAGTATGCCCGCGCGGAGCCGATATCGGCGCTCTACGAACAGGGGCGAGTGGCAAATCACGGCAATCTCTACGTGTTGGAGAACCAGCTGATGGAATACATCCCCGCCACCGCGAAGAAATCACCTGACCGCCTCGATGCGATGGTTTACGCACTTACTGAACTGAATGGATCGCAACCTGTGGGGATGATGATTCCGAAACGCCTTCGCTAACCAAACGGACAAACCATGACTGACCAATTAACTCTCGCCGTCAACCATGCGTTGAACGATGCGCGGATGGCGCGCGCCCGTATGGGGCTGTTGGCACCAACGATGGGTCTGGACAATAAGCGTCATTCCGCATGGTGCGAATATGGCTTCCCTGAGCAGGTAACCTACGAAAACCTCTACGCCCTGTACCGGCGCGGCGGTATTGCCCACGGCGCCGTAGAGAAGCTTGTAGGCAAGTGCTGGCAGACGAACCCGGAAATCATCGAGGGTGACGATGCAGACGAGAGCGAAAATGAAACCACCTGGGAGAAGAAGTCCAAGCAGGTATTCACTAACAGGCTCTGGCGAGCATTTGCTGATGCAGACCGCAGGCGCCTTGTAGGGCGCTATGCAGGAATCCTGCTGCACATTCGTGATGGTAAAGACTGGAATCTACCAGCCATCAAAGGAAGAGGGCTGCAGAAGGTTTCCGTGGCATGGGCCGGATCGCTCACGGTGAGTGAATGGGACACTGGCATTAACTCGAAAACGTACGGCCAGCCTAAAATGTGGCAGTACGCAGAACGCTTGCCGAATGGTTCAAGTCGCCGCGTCAATATCCACCCTGATCGCGTTTTCATCCTTGGTGATTACTCAGACGATGCTATTGGCTTCCTTGAGCCAGCATATAACGCCTTTGTGAGCCTGGAGAAGGTAGAGGGCGGTTCAGGTGAGTCATTCCTGAAGAACGCCGCTCGCCAGCTTAATGTCAATTTTGAGAAGGAAATCGACTTCAACAATCTTGCGTCTCTATATGGCGTGAGCATTGACGAGCTGCAGGATAAGTTTAACGACGTTGCCGGGGAAATGAACCGTGGTAACGATGTTCTGATGACAACCCAGGGGGCCACAGTCACACCGCTGGTCACTGCCGTTGCTGATCCGTCAGCGACCTATAACGTAAACCTGCAGACCGCCGCCGCCGGAGTTGATATCCCGACGCGCATACTGGTTGGTAACCAGCAGGCTGAGCGCTCCAGTACCGAAGACCAGAAATATTTCAATGCCCGCTGTCAGTCTCGCAGGGGGGAATTGTCCTTCGAAATAGAGGACTTCTGCGACAAGCTCATTGAGCTACAGGTTATTGATGCAGTGGTCCAGAAGGCAGTCATCTGGGATGACCTGAGCGCGCAAAGCGACTCCGAGAAACTTGATGCAGCCCTTAAGATGGCGCAGATCAACAGTGCTTCAATCGCTACTGGCGAGCAGCCATTTACGGGGGAAGAAATCCGTACAGTGGCTGGGTATGAGGGATCTCCTGAGCCACTTCCAGAGGTAGATGATGACGAAGAAGAAAGCGAAGTCACCGATACTACCCAGCAACCTTAAAGATCCAACAGGCGCCGACCGCCTTGAGCGCGGAGCAATGAGTGAGTTCGCCAGGCGAATGAAGCGCATTGGTAAGGCCTACAACGATATTCTCGACCGCATCCCTGTATCACCATCAGTAAACCAGCGCTACACCTTCGACCTTGATTCCACTCAGCTATCAATGCTCCTCAGCAATGCTTCATTGCTGGTTGATGAGATTTTGGGCGCAGATAACGAGACTGGGTTCTGGTTCTGGGCTGATTACGTCAACCCGGCGTATCAGCGCGGGACGGCGCAGGAGTTCGCCAACCTGTCCCAGCAGTCTGCTTTATACGCAGCGGGACAGGAAAGTGTATCGGCAATCCTCCTTAGCGAGCCGTATCGCCGCAGGCTGATTCTGGTTCGCGCTCGTGTCTTTGAGGAAATGAAGAATCTCAGCGCCGATGTGAAGGCAGATATGGCGCGGATACTAACCGATGGGCTTGGTCGCGGACAGAACCCACTGGAAATAGCGAAACGCATCACTGAGCAGACGGGAATTGAGTCTCGTCGGGCTAATCGTATTGCCCGGACGGAGATTACCACTGCGCTGCGCCGTGGGCGCCTGGACGAGGACGACGAAGCCAGGGAGCAATATGGCATCCGTACAAAGCAGATGCACATTTCAGCACTCAGTCCGACGACCCGTAGCACGCATGCCGCGCGCCACGCCCACCTGTACACCGCAGAAGAACAGCGGGAGTGGTGGGCTAAGGACGCAAACAGTGTGAACTGCAAATGCTCCACGATAGCCGTTATGGTCGATGAAAGTGGCAATCCTATAAGCGAATCCATCGTCGAAAAAGCTAAGAAAGTCTTTAACACAATGAAAGCCCGTGGCTACCAATGGGCTAAGGGTTAACACATGACAATGCAGGTCAACATCACCACTAAGGTGAACAGCCAGTCTATCCGGCGCGAAACATACAACGGGCGTGAGCATCTTGTGCTGCCGAGCTATACGCTGCCGGCGAACGTCGTCATGAATGGCGGGCTGTACACAGAAGATGAAATCAACGCCCACTATCAGGGGCTGGAAGGCACGCTCGCGCCGCTGGGTCATCCACAGGTTAACGGTCAGTTCGTGTCGGCCTTCTCTCCTGAAGGTCTTAACGTCGGCTACGTAGGCGCGTGGAACCGTAACGTTAAGAAGTCCGGCAATCGTATCTACGTAGAAAAATGGGTGGATGTGGCTCGAGCTGAAGAGTCGGAAGGCGGGCGAGAACTACTTGAGCGCGTCGCAGCTATTGAGCGTGGCGATGACGTTCCGCCCATTCATACCAGTGTCGCCGCTTTCCTCGACCAGCTTGAGCCTAACGAACAACAGAGAGCTACGGGCGCCGAGTGGGTGGCGAAGATTCACAGCATGGACCATGACGCCATTCTGCTGCATGAGGTTGGCGCGGCGACACCTGAGCAGGGCGTTGGCCTGATGGTTAACGCTGATCTGGCTCAACCGCTCAAGGCTAACTCGGGCGCGCTGGTTGGCGAATCCTACCGGGAGCGCGAACAGCATCTCGATCGCGCAGCCAAAGCGAAGTTTGCGGCTGGCGCGGATGAATATGCATGGGTTGCTGACTTCACTGACTCGCAAGCGGTAATCATCCGCAACGGCGGCAGCGCTGAGGTGTTTGGCTACAAGTCTGAGGGCGGCGTAATCACCTTCGAAGATACCGGCACCGCAGTAGCGCGCCAGGAGTCGTGGGTCGCAGTCGTCGCTAACAAATTCAAAGCTCTATTCACACCGCAGGAACAGCCTGCACCAAACCACAAAACGGAGGGCGACATGCCTTTAACCAAAGAAGAACTGGAACAAATCGGCAGCATGATCGGCCAGGCTGTTGCGACCAATACTGAAGCGGCTATCAAGCCTCTCGCGGAAAAGGTTGATGCGCTACAGGCAAACCATCAGCAACTGGCAGACACCCTGACCGCCAACTCACGCGCTGAAGAGAAAGCAAAGCGTGAAGCTGTAGCTAAGGTACACGGCGAGGTCGTGGCTAACGCTCTTTCAGGCGAAGCGCTGGATGCGATGTTTAAAACAATCGGTGAATCCGCACCGCTGGGCACCAACTCTGCGCAACAGCAGAAAGAAACCGGTGCGCCGAACCCTGACGAATATTTCAAATAAGGAGCCAGACTAATGGCACGTTATCGTCGCGTTAATATCGACGGTCAGTCTCTGTACAAGACCGAAACCCGTAAAGTGGCAGCCGCGTCATTGCCGGGAACTTTCGTTACCATCAACGGTGACGATGAGTTTGCAGTAGCCGCAGCAACAGTTGGTCGCCTGTATGTTCTCGACCCAGCATTCAGCGAAGGGCTTGGTATTACTGACTCTATCCCTGCTGGTCACTCCACATCTGGTAACTACGTGGAAGAAGGCCGAGAACTGGCAATCCTGTGTCCTGCGGGAACTTACGCCAAAGACACCCCGATCAAGTTGGGCGCAAATGGTCAGGGGGCGATTGCCGACTCTGACACCGACACCGTTCTTGGCTACAGCCAGGACGATGCAACCATCGCTGCCGGCGCTACCGACCTTATCCGCGTGCGCTTCCGCGTAGGTACTGTAGCCCCGGCAACTGGCGGCGGCGAGTAAAAGGAGAATATGAATGTACTTCACTAAAGAAACGCTTGCCACAAATAGCCGCCTGCGCCTTCACTGGAACTCTCTGTGGGCGCAGCGCAACATCTGGGACACCGCGCATAACATCATGGTTAACCAGTACCGTGGCGCGATGGATGCAGAAACGCTGGCGGCCAATGCGCTGGCAGGTGATGGGCTGGGTCGTGAGTTCTGGGCTGAAATTGACCGCGAAACCGTCCAGTCTCGCGATCAGGTGATCGGCATGGAAATTGTCAACGACCTGATGGCTGTGCAGACCGTCCTGCCGATCGGCAAGACTGCCAAACTTTACAACACGATTGGCGATATTGCTGATGATGTCTCTGTGAGTCTTGACGGTCAGGCGCCGTATTCCTTTGACCACACTGATTACGGTAGCGATGGTGACCCAGTTCCGATTTATACCGCTGGCTTCGGTGTTAACTGGCGTCTTGCCGCAGGACTGAACACCGTCGGCATTGATCTGGTTCTGGATTCGCAGACAGCAAAAACCCGTAAGTTCCATAAACGCCGAGTAACTGGTTATCTGGATGGTAATCCGACCATTCAGGTTCAGAACTACCCGGCACAGGGACTTCGCAACCACCGCAACACCGCCAAAATCAACCTTGGCTCTGGCGCAGGTGGCGCTAACATCAACCTGACCACTGCAACCCCGGCGCAGGCGCTGGCATTCTTCGGTCCAACCGGTGCATTTGGTGTGACTGCCCGCGCCAACCAGGTTACGGCCTATGACGTTTTGTGGCTGTCTCCTGAAATCATGGCGAACCTCTCCAAGCCATACACTATTGAGGTGGGTGACGGTACAAACGCGATCATCAGCGGTTCTGTGCTGGATGCTATTCGCAAGTTTATTCCGGTGAAAGACATCCGCCAGACTTATGCGCTGAGCGGTAATGAGTTCCTGGCTTATGAGCGCCGCAAAGATGTGATCTCCCCGCTTGTTGGCATGGCCGTTGGTGTTGTTCCGCTGCCGCGTCCTATGCCTCAGAGCAACTACAACTTCCAGATCATGTCTGCTGAAGGTTTGCAGATTAAACGTGATGACGAAGGTCGTTCTGGCGTGCTGTACGGCGCGAATTTGGCATAAGGAGAACAGCATGGCTAAATACCAGGTAACCAGGGCGTGGCATGGAGTGAAGGTCGGTGATGTGGTTGAAGTTGAGAAACTGCATCCTGCGCTGAAGCCTCATGTTATGAAACTCTCTGACGCTGCGCTAACTCCGGCGACACCAGAGGCTGGCACGGATGTGAAATCCCGAAAAGAGGTTATCCAGGCGCGGCTGACCGAACTGGGTATTGAGTACAAAGGCAATCTGGGTGCTGAAAAGCTTGGCGAGCTGTTGCCGAAAGGCGAGCTTGAAAAGCTCTTCCCTGCTGAATAACAGCCGCCGCTAAGGCGGTTTTTTTATGCCCCGCTCCGGCGGGGTATTTCACGGAGTCGATAATGGTAACTCTCGAACAGGCGAAGGAGTATCTGGAGAGCCAGGGAATTACCATTCCCGATTTTGTTCTTCAGGCTCTCGTCGACCAGGCCAACAGTATTCAGGAGTGTCTCGATGCATATTATCCTGCATCGACCTCGCTGTTGATTCAGCTCTATCTGCTGGCGCTTATGGGGCTCGGTCAGGGTGACAAGTACATCAGTTCTCAGACAGGGCCCAACGGCGCATCACGCTCATTTCGGTACCTGTCTTTTGCTGACCGATGGAAAGCCTCTATGGGGCTTCTGAGGGGACTAGATAAGTATGGATGCGCTACAAGCCTGATCCCGCCTGATCCGACTAACACCGCTTTTGCTGGCATCTGGATTGCCCGAGGCGGCTGCATGTGCAACGGGAGTCGATGATGGCGTTGATATCGGTCAAGCAGAGGCTTCCTGAGCCCTTCGTAAAGGTCTGGGTTATCACTGACTGCGGGCGGCGGGTCACGGGTTACGTTAAAAGTAACGGTGAATGGTATTTGCTGTGCCGGAAGGTAGCCGCTGAGAATCCGGAGATTATCCGGTGGGAGGATGATAGTGTCAGCCACGGCTAACTGGTCTTACACCAATGTCGCCACTGTCTACCCTCGCGTCTATGACGACTGGAACAACACCTGGACAAACGGCACCCCATACCTGATTGACTGCACCTGGACGGCGAACAATGAAGTTGCCGTTGATGGCAGTGGTAAAGAGTTCACCACGAACCTGATTTTCTTTACTGAGCTGAAGCGTAATGGCGTTACCGCAACCATGCCACAGCGAGACTGGTACATCGCCAGAGGTGACACTACGGCACTATCAGATCCGCTAAAAGCTGGCGCTAATGTCATCAAAGCTGTAACCGACTGGGATATGTCATTTTTCGGTGAAGAGCCCGACTACAAAATCCTGACGTGAGGTAATCATGCCCGTTAAAGGTATCAAGCGCGTCCAGATGAATACCAGCAGGGTGCTGAGTGACATAGCCGGAATACGCACGGAGAAGGTTCTGTATCAGGTCATGAATGCCGGTGCCAATCATGCTGCTCTAATCACTCCTGTTAAATCGTCAACCCTCATCAACAGCCAGTACAAGCGGCTCGAACCCTTGCCCTCAGGAATGATAGGCAGAGTGGGTTACACGGCAAATTATGCAGCTGCTGTTAATGCTGCAAAGGGCAAGCTCAAGGGCAAGCCAAGGCCTGACGGTAGCGGTAATTACTGGGACCCTAACGGCGAGCCGGACTTTCTCCGCAAAGGCTTTGAGCGCGACGGCCTCAACGAGATTAAGGCCATCATCAGGCAAGGATACAAAGTATGACGCGTAGCGAGGTGTATGACGCTCTGAGAGCGTGGTTGCAGTCCCACGGTTTTGATGTCGGCTATCGCGTCCAGAAACGCTTCTGGAACGAGCTGGAAGGAACGGAAAGGGAAAGATACCTTGTCATCCAGCAAAACGGCGGTGGCAAGCCCGAGGAAGCCATTACGCGCGACTTTTTCCGTATCCTTGTTTTGTCAGGACAGAACGACAGTGACATCAACGAAGTTGAAGACCGCGCTGATGCAATACGCCAGGCGATGATCGACGACTACCAGACTGAATGCATCATCTCGATGCAGCCAATCGGCGGTATCACCGCCATCCAGACCGAAGAAGGTCGTTACCTCTTCGATATTTCCTTTCAAACCATCATTTCCCGATAACACGGAGATAAAGACATGGCATGTGAAGCTGGTGCTTTCACAGGGCGTGATGTCGTCGTTTACTACGCGATTGGCTGCCCCGAATCACAACCCGCCAACGGTGACTATAAGCGCCTTGGCATGATGCGCGGGAAGACCGTTTCCGCCGAATGGGATACCGCAGACGCTACTGCTGATATGAGCGCAGCGTACACGCAGGAAAATCTCGTAACCTACAAAAACATCTCGTTCTCTGGAGATGGCGTAACCCGAAAAGAAGATGTCTATGCGCAGAACGCGCTGAAGCGTCACGTATACAACCCGCCAGCAGAAACCAGCAATCAGCCATATGTCTGGCTGAAAATCATCTCTCCAAACGACATTACCGAAGGTCCGTTTATGGTGACTTCGTGGGAAGATGAAGCCCCTCATGATGACGTGGCCACATGGTCTATTGAGGCGTCAAGCGCGGGCCAGGTGGATGTACGTGATGTCGGCGCCGTAATCACCATTACTACCCAGCCGCAGAATCGCACACTCACTGTGGGTGATGCGCTCAATCTTTCGGTGGCGGCAAATGTCTCTGACAGCTCCACTCTGACCTATCAGTGGAAGAAGGGCGGAACTGACATCTCAGGTGCGACGAACGCTATTTACACGAAGGTCAGCGTCGTTACGGGTGATGCGGGTTCTTACTCCTGTCAGGTTACATCCTCAACCGCCGGCTCGGTAACCTCCAGCCCAGCTACTGTAACCGTGAACGCAGCCTAAATCCATGGGAGGCTTGGCCTCCCTCTTATTGAGAGTTTCCATGAAAGCAATCACCGATATCGGTCAGGCTGTCATTCGCGCCGCCTGCAAAGAGATATTTCTCAATCCTTCATTTCTGGCTATGTCCCGGATCGGAACGCCTGAGCAAATCGTTGATGCTTTCGTGAAAGTTCATGCGGGTCATTACCCAAAGCACAGAATTGCTGACATCCAGACTCTCAAGGCGGCCAATGCCCGCTGCTTTGCTGAAATGGCCGCAGCTGCAGCTAACGTAGTCAGGCACTGCTCTGAAGGCGACATTGCTGAAATCATCGGGTCCTACTCGGTGACTACGGCGGGGCGCCTCCTGTTTAAGCCTGGCTCGTTGCCAGTTGAAGACGTTATCCAGCTGGCGCGCCACCTGATTCTGCATGGCGTGATGGGTGATCAGCCGCCCGAAGAGCTCGAGAGCAAGAAGGGCGAGTACAGCGACAAATTCGATGTACGGTCATTCGTTTACACCGCCGTTGCCCACCTCGGAATGAGCGAGTCGGACGCCTGGAACATGACGATGACCAGCTTCCGGGCTGCCATGAATGCCAAGTTCCCGCAAAAGGATAAAGGCAAGGTGCCAACCCAGGAGAAATACGACGAGGTTATGGACTGGGCAGAACAGATGCTGGCGATGGATGCGCAGAGGCATGGGCCGCACTAATCAACTTAGGTCGTGTTTTATGCGCTTAGGATGGTTAGCATTATGAGTTCGTCCATGCGGATCACAAAAAAATAAAAAAATTGACCCACCTTAAAACGAAGCCAGAAGCCCCACATTGGACGATAAATTTTGGTGCATCCAGGTACATGGTGATTTTGAGTGGTTTTTGGCGATTTCTAAGGCTGTTCTCAGTGGCGTCCAATCAGTAGAGAGTTGAAGGATCACCCCTAAGGTAATACACTTTGCAAACTTTTAGCATTTAGCTAATTTTTAGTTTGTAGTTTTCATGTCGTTAAGAGCGACAGAGGGGATTAGAATGGCTATCGGTCAAGCGATTGCATTGGCTGCGATAACGCAACAGATGAACAAGGTTCAGGATGCCGTGAATAGTGCATTCAAGCCTTTGATATCTAATGCCTGTGAAATGCCGGAGAGGCTTAATGTTGAGGAATCTCTGCGCAGATGCACAGCAATTGTTGCTAGCTCAAAACTGATCGAAGAAACGGCAAAAGAGGGAATGCAACATTTAGCTAGCATTCGATCTGGCTCTATCGATGCAAGTGGCTTTCCTGAAGGCTTCGTTGAATCTCTAAGTGCCCTGGTTATTGCATGTAAAAATGCGCGTGGACACGTTGTTGAAATGTTCAATGTTGCAGAAAACTCTACTATGTGGAGTGGGCACATGAGCATGTTAAGGCCGTTAAAGAGAAAATACGTGAAGGCCATTTCCGCTGTAGAAAACATTGCAGGGCAGATGATTACCGAAGTGAAGCAGGCAAGGTCTTCTGCGGTTGATGTTGATTCTTTGGATATTAGTCGCGAAGAAGCAATATCTCTGATTAAAACATCTCACATAATACTGGGTGCCGATTCTCCTAAATGGATGTGAAATGGTAAAAGTCAGCATTACTGAAGGCTTGTTTCAGCAAGCGGCTGCGCATAGGTATGCTCAGATGCTGGCAGAAACCATTTCAAACGGAACGGCATACTGGTGCTTTGGTTCTCATGGCGGCTTTGAAAGAAGTTATGAGGCCATGGCCGCTAATATCAGGAAAATACACTTAAAGCTGCCTGGGGACAAACCTTGGCCTCCTGAGTACTCCCCAAGCAAGAGAACGTGTGATAATTATTTGGTCTATGCTAAGCATCTGTATAACGATGAACATTACCAAATTCTTGCAATTATTAGTCCTAACGCGCACGAACAGATTGATTCGTTACTTCCATCTATTATTAAGCTTGTAGAGGAAACCTTCTCCGAGATTCCTCAGGAAGAGCTTGATAAGTTGAAAACATATGAAGCATGAGTCGCCAGGCGGATCTTGCTCTCTTTACCTCCAGCCATTCCCACTGATTTCCCTGTTCCTGGTCGACTGAGATCAATAAATCAGCGTTTGCCGTTGCACCTGTGCTATTCCTGTGTAGGATGTTTCCACTTTTACCAAAGGGGATAGGGATATGAAGAGGCTGGTCTTATTATTTGCAGCTGTTGCTTTTAATGTTAGCGCTGCTACAACATATACAAAAGAAGAACTGAGCAACATGGACGCGGCTGGACAGTATCCGGCCCAGGGGTCGCCTGTAACAAAAAGCGTAGAAAACGTTTCGTTCGATGAATGCAAAAGCAGCGCTCGCGACATTATGAATCAGATTGCTGGAAATTATCCCGCGAAAGAGGTAGTAGATACAGGGGTCTTATACATCGTAAAAATCTGGACGAACGATGGCGTGATTATGGTTTCTTGCTCAGGGCCAGATAATAAAAAGGTCGTTACGCAATCTGATTATGAGTAATGGAGTGATAGACTTATGAAAAGCATGGCTTTAATTGTTGCGGGTGCACTTCTTTTAGCGGGATGCGCTCAAGAGCGGCCTTTGACATCTTATGATGATACAGGGCTATGTATCTTAAAGGGGCAGGCAATGGGTTACGGCAATACCGACATTATACCCAAGATTCAAGATGAATTTGCCCGGCGAGGCGAGTTGAGCATTTCCAAAGCTGACTGCGATACTTATATCCAGACAGGAAAGCAAAGTGCACAAGTTGATATGCAAACTACGCGAGACATCATAGATCGCTCTCAGCGGTCACAGGTTATAAACGCCATACAAGGTTACTAACTAAAACCAATTCTACAAACCTCGCTCCGGCGGGGTTTTTTATTGCCCGGAGAAAAGAGAATGGCACAGAACGTCGGTGATATTGAGTATGTGATTAAGGCTGATACCGCTCAACTGTTGCGTGCTGACAAGCAGGTGGTTAATGTCACCAACAGCATGGAGTCAGGATTCAAAAAGGCCGATAAATCTGCTGATGCCCTTAATACGGGGTTAACAAAACTTGCATCGACACTCAAGCTGGTTATTGCTGCTGGCACTCTCCGGGAAATGGCGAGGATGGTGCAGAGTTATCAGGAAATGTCAGAGCGGGTACAAATGGCTACCTCCAGCCAGGAAGAGTTTCAGAGTGTACAGAAACGACTTCTCAATACCGCTAACGACACCTATCGTTCACTATCTGAAGCTCAGGAACTGTATATCACAACTGCTGATAGCCTCCGCAGTATGGGATATTCAACCCAACAGGCGCTTGATGTTCAGGACTCAATGTCTTTTGCATTTGTTAAGAACGCAACAAGTGCAGATCAGGCTAATAATGCTATTAGTGCGTTTTCTAAATCCATCAACAAGGGCAAGGTTGAGGCAGATTCGTGGGAAACCATAATCGCCGCCATCCCGTCCGTTATTGGTGATATTGCTACCGCCAGTGGTAAAACTGCGGCGGAAATCAGGGCACTTGGATCTGCTGGCAAGCTGACGGCATCGCAACTTACGGAAGGGTTGAAGGCATCGCTTGATTCCAATGCGTCAGCTGCTAAAGGCATGTCCAACAACCTGACGGACGCAGGCGTAAGGATTAAGACGGCCATTACTGAAATACTGGTATCGTTTGAGGGGCAAACCAGCGCCATCCAGACGTTCACCAACGGTCTGATTAGTGCCGCTGACGCCATCCTTGAGTTTGGGCGCGACTCAGAAAGCATGGCTGGCCTAATTGACACCGCCACCATTGCTGCCAAGGCGTTTGCTCTGGTAATGGCTGGCCGGTATGCGGGAGCGTTAAACACAACTATTGCGAGCAAAGTTCAATCAGTATCCGCAACGCGGCAGATGGTTACAGCAGAAAGCCAGGCTGCGCAGGCGGCCTTGATTGCAGCGAATGCAACAAGAAGAAAGGCGGTGGCTGACAAAGAGGCCGCTCTTTCTGCCGTCGCGCTGGCGCAGGCTGAATATAATGTGGCAAAAGGCAGCAATGCCGAAATGACGGCTCTTACTGCTTTAACGGCAGAAAAATCAAGAGCGCGTGCAGCCTCTCTGGCTCTGGCTCAGGCCGAATCAGCGCAGGCAGCAGCTACAGCAAAAGCAGCGTCTGCTGCAAGAGCGGCATCCGTAGGTATGGGGTTGCTTCGTGGGGCGATGTCTCTTCTTGGTGGCCCTGCTGGCATTATAATGATTGCCGCCTCAGCGCTGATTTATTGGTGGCAGAGCGCCAAGCAAGCCAAAGAAGAGGCGATCACTTACGCAGATTCTCTTGATGGCGTTATAGCCAAAATGAAAGAGATGAACCAGACGCAACTCACAGGTACTCTTGCTGATATAGCGAAATCCATTGAGGCGCAAAAGGACCACATCGATGACCTGAACGGTTCTGTACGTGATGCTCAGGCTGAATATGACAAATACAATGGCCTGGCAAAACAATACGGTGTGGAACAGGATAAAAACAACGGTTATGTAAAAAAGGCCAACGAATGGCTGCAAACTTTAAACCAAAGAAAAAGGGATGTCAGCGATGCCACTGATAAACTAAACCGAACCACCGAACAGCAGTCACTTATTCAGGAGCAGTTAAATCAAAAGGCGAGAGAGTCCGAAGAGGCATTCAACATTCTTGCTAATAACTTGCGCAACAAAATACCAGGAGCGAGTGAAGCTGCTATATCTGCGATGGCATCTACTATTCAGGTGCTGGACACGCTCAACAAAAAAGCTGCAAGCGTTGGGAAAGATCAGCCATCGGAACCTGAAGATTCACCGGAAGCCAAAAAGTTAATCCAGAACGCTGAACGCCGCCTTGCGCTCTCAAAGTTGGAAGGTGAGGCGAGGGCGAGATTACAGGCTCAATATGATGCAGAGGATGCCGGAATCGCCAAGGGCGATAAGCTCGTTGGGGTGCTGCAAGATGTGTATGCTGAAACAGAGCGTGTTACCGCTGCAAGGAAGGACGCCAATAAGGAAACAAAATCATCTGATGAAGCCGCCCAATCCCTTGCCCGCCAGCAAGCCGCACTTGATCGCCTGAACACTGGGTACGCTGATGGTTCTTTAGAACTGGCTCAATATGATGCTGTAGTAGCTTTAGGAAACAAAGCGACAGATGAGCAAATAGCTAAGGCGAAGGCACAGGCCAAAGCCATATGGCAAGTAACCACCGCCATTAAGAATCGCGCTCAGGCTGAACAGGCTAAGCGTTTCACAGATCAGGAGATCGCTACTAACAAAACCACGCCAGACGCTGTAACAGGCGCGGTGCAAGACCCTGTAGCCCAGATAAACCTTCAGGAGCAGCAGAAACTGGCGGCGTTGGCTCAGTATCAACAAATGGGCGTCTTAAGTGTTCAGCAATATGAAGATGCAAAAACAGCCATCCAGGAGCAGGCCTCGAATGCCAGGAAGAAAATTGCACAGGAAGAAGCTGACAGCCAGATAGCATCTACCATTTCTATAATGAACGCAGCATCATCTGGCTTCGATAGCTTGGCCGGAATAATCAACAATACTGCTGGGAAGGCTAATAGTGCTTATGTCGCAATGTTTGCTGCTGCCAAATCATTTGCGATTGCTGCCGCAACACTGGATTTTAACGGTGCTTTGCTCAAGGCGCTGAATGCTCCTGATTCATTAACTACTGCACAGCGTTTTGCTAACTATGCAGCCGTTGCCTCTGCTGGAGCATCTGTTCTTTCAAATATTGCTAGCGTCAGCATGAGCGGCGGTCGCCGCTACGGCGGTACGGTATCAGCCGGCAACGCCTATCGCATCAACGAAGATGGGCGCTCTGAAATCTTCCAGACCGCAGGTGGGCAGCAGGCATTCATCCCGAACCAGTCAGGGAAGATTATTCCTGCTGATAAGGCCGGAGGTGGTGGGTCGTTTAATCCTGTAATGAACCTTACGATAAATACTACGGGAGGAATTGGAAATGAGGAGATCGCAAGGCTGCGTAAAGTGTGGAACAACGACATGCTGAAGATGATGGTAGACCAGAGCACTCGTCCGAACGGTTTACTTCAAGGTCGTAGAAAATAAGCGGCGTTTAAGCCGCTTAATAATTCACTCCTGACCAACTCCCGTTTTCACTATCTCTTCAATGATATCGTTAACGGTATCGGCTGCTGCACGAAGCTCTTCCTTCGATGTTGAATCACTTTCAATCTCATCAAAATTCATAGCTCTGGTTTCTGCCAGTCTCATAAGAGTTTGCTTTTGATCTTCATTAAGAATTGCGATTACGTAGCTGAGAACCGTTTTTACAGCCAATCCAGTTAGTAGTTCATTAGAAGGTGCAGCCATGTTTTTAACCCCTTACTTTGATGGATAAATGACCGTAATTGTAACATGCAAAACATTACAAAAATAAATTTATAAGGGCTTAAATATGCCAGAAACATTCACATGGACACCGCAGCGAGCTTACCAAGTTGAACGTACCCCAAACGTAGCCGTTGTTAAGCTCGGTGACGGCTACGAGCAGCGACAGGTGAAGGGTATCAATCCACTGATGGATAAATACTCGCTCACCTTTCGCGGCGTCAGCGGAGCGTGCCGCAGTAACCCTGCGAAGGATGCTGAGGCATTCCTCAAGGCTAGGGGGGCGGTTGAATCGTTCTACTGGACGTCATCCGATACGGGAGTGAGGAAGCTGTTTGTCTGCCGATCCTGGAATATGACAAAGACCGGGCCGCTGTTTGAACTGACGGCCACTTTTGAACAAGTACCACGATAAGCCGAAAGGCGGGAGACAGTTATGACTTTAGAACAACGTGTTGAAGAGTTAGAGGCTATGGTTGATTTAATGAAAGCACAGATGGAAGAAGTTATTAGCGCTCACACCTGTGCTTATAATCAAATCACTGCGAAATTAGATCAAATTGCCGTAATTCAAGCTGAACGCAAGGCTTGAATAGCAAGTTTTTCAATCTCACCGATGGTTTTATTCTTTATCTCATCTGGCGCTATATCTAGGTTTACCGAATGAAATTGGTCATTAGGGCCAATCAAATTAGCTTTTAATTTAAATGTATTTCCAGCGACCGCAAAAGAAATAAAGTCAATAGCGTTTAATTTCAATTCTGACATTATTTTTCCTTTATCAGAGGTAATCAGCCATCCCCCTTCGATGGTTACGTCAGTGTCCCACCACTGACGGGCTGAGCTTACACGTTAACCAGGGTTATCAGTAAGCAACATCCTGATATTCAAACAGTAGCCACCACTTGGTGGCTTTTTTTATGGGAGTTTGCCGTGCGCGACATACCAGCCAGTATGATTATTGATAGCGTCGACGCCGGAGTAGGCGCGTTTATCGACCTGTTCGAAGCCGACCTGCAACCCTTTGGCGGAGACCTTATCCGGTTCCATTCCGGCACCAATGGATATTACGGAAATGTGATCTGGAAGGGGAATCAGTATCAGGCATACCCGATAGCAGTCGAAGGGTTCGAGTCAAAGAACGAAGGCACATATGCCCGGCCAACAATGGTGGTGGCGAACGTCACGGGTTTACTGACGGGCATTAACCATGACTTTGATGACATGCTGGGAGTTGTTATCACCCGGCGACAGGTTCCTGTGAAATACCTGGATGCGGTGAACTTCCCCAATGGCAACCCTGACGCAGATCCGACGCAGGAAGCGGTTTCCCGCTACGTTGTTGAGGAGATGACGGAAGAGACGTTCGAGCAGGTGACCTACACGCTGGCGACACCGATTGACTGCGACAACGCTATCATCCCGGCGCGAACCATCCTTGCCGACGTCTGCCAGTGGCTGTATCGCGGCGTCGGGTGCGGATATGACGGGCCGCCGGTTGCAGATGAGCGCGACAATCCAACCACTGACCCGGCGAAAGATAAGTGCTCTCACCGCCGTAGCGGCTGCCGCTTCCGTTATCCACGACCGGAACCAATGCCAATCAGCAGCTTCCCCGGCTCTCAGAAGGTTTCATGATGCAGGAATTACTCGATTATGCGGCATCGTCGCAGGATGAGGTGTGCGGCTTAATCCTGGATGGCGGGCAGTTGTTCCGCTGTCGGAATGTTCACCCGGAGCCTGGAAAGCACTTCCGAATCAGTGATGATGAGTGGCTGGCGGCCGAGGAGGCTGGAGAGGTGACTGCGGTATTCCACTCTCACCCAATGAACAGCCCGGTTCTGTCCGGCGCCGACCGTAAATGCCAGGTTGCATCGGGCCTTCCATGGGTGCTGGCCTGTAACGGGAAAATCAGAACGTTCAGGCCGGTGGATTACTTTTTGGGGAGGCGGTTCGAGCACGGAGTGACTGATTGTTACACGCTATTCCGTGATGCGTATCACCTGTGTGGCATTGACCTCCCTGACTTCGAAAGGACGAATGGCTGGTGGCTGAGAGGGGAGAACCTTTATCTGAACAACATGTCGCGCAATGGCTTCAATCAGGTATCGCCGGGAGAAGCGCTGCCAGGTGACGTAATAATCAGGCAACCATTCCCCGGAGCTGACCCTTGCCACGCAATGATTCTGCTCGATGACAATATGGTTCTTCACCACGATTGCTCAGGGCATTTAAGCCGGAGAGAGCAAATGCGCCCGGCATACGTTAAGCAGATGCATTCCATATGGAGACATGAACAGTGCTCATCTTTAAATTTGCAGGGCATTTACGCCGACATTTCCGCAAAGTCGAGCTGAGCGTTGATACCCCTGCCCAGGGCATTCGTCTTTTGCTTGCTCAGAATCATGAGTTCAAAAAAGCATTCCTGAACGCCAGAGTAAGAATGCGAGTGGCGGGTGAGGATGTTGAAACGTCTTCGGTGCAGTGGCACATGGATCGGCGCCTGAAGGATGGCTCTGTAGTGCTGTTTGTCCCGGTGATTGAGGGGGCGGGACTTGAGACCAGTACGATAGTTCTCATTGCCTCACTGGTGCTGTCTGCCGCCTCGGTTGCTTACTCCATCTACATGTCCCGGAACATGAAAAGCAAAACTTCAGCGGAAGCGGCCGAAACAAACACCCTCACGAATAACTCGTTTACCAGTGCAGAAAACAGGGTCGGACAGGGGCATCCTGTCCCCATACTCCTCGGCGAGATGGAGGTCGGCAGCAACGTAATAAGTCTCGGGATCGACACATCTAATAATTCCGACTGGGAAGAATCAATCAGCTAAGGTGGCGCTATGTCTTCAGGTGGCGGTAAAGCATCAACCCCAAAACTACTCGACGATAACCTCAAATCAAAACAATTCTATCGGGTACTGGATCTGATATCTGAGGGGCCAATCGCGGGCCCGGTGGATCAGGAGCACCTGTCTTCATTCAAGCTTAATAAGACGCCTATCACTGACTCGAACGGTAATGTCAACGTGAACGGCATTAGTGTTGCCTGGCGACCTGGATCGGAAACTCAGGAGCCAATCAACGGCTTCTCTGCAATCGAAGCGACGACCATTGTTAACACTGAGGTCACTTACGATACCCCGCTGGTTAGAACCGTGACAGATCAGGACGTGACCCGCGTTCGTTTTAACATCGGCGTCACCGGGCTCATGGAGCAGGACTCCAAGGGTAACCAGAAAAACACCTCTGTAACGATGGTTATCGAGACCAGAACTGGCTCGTCGGGCTGGGTCATGGAGAAGACGGTGACGATTACAGGGAAAATCTCTGGCGAGTACCTTGAGGCGCACGTCATTGATGCCCCCGACACCAAACCGTTTGATATCCGCGTTCGCCGCATTACGCCTGACAGCAGCAGCGATTTGCTGTCAAACGGGACTGTTTGGAACAGCTACAGCGAGATCACCGACGACAACCTTAGCTATCCGTTCTCTGCTGTTGCCGGCTCAGTCATCGACCGTGACCAGTACACCGACACGCCGAGCCGCACATATCATCTTCGCGGGCTGATCGTTGACGTACCGGATAACTACGAGCCAATTGCCAGAACTTACTCCGGGCTGTGGACGGGGGGCTTCAAAAAGGCATGGACTAACAACCCGGCGTGGCTGTTCCGTGAGCTGGCGAAAAACACCCGATTTGGCCTGGCGAAACGCGCCGGATACATCGATGTTGACGATGGCGCACTCTACATTCTGTCGCAATATTGCGATCAGCTTGTAGATGATGGGTATGGCGGCAAAGAGCCACGCATGACGCTCAACGCCTACATCACAGAGCAGGCGAGTGCGCGAGACATTCTCGACAAGATAGCGAGCATGTTCCGTGGCATTGCGCTCTGGGACGGCCTGCGCCTGTCCGTAATGCTGGACGCTCCACAGGATCCGATTGCGACAATCACGAACGCCAACGTTGTGAATGGCGAGTTCAAACGAAGCTCTGTAAAGCGTTCAGAGAAATACAATGCGGTTGTAGTGTCCTGGACTGACCCCGACAACGGATGGGAGCAGGTGAAAGAGTACGTTTCCGACGATGAGATGATAGCCAAAGGGAACTACAACGAAACCACTCTGGAGGCGTTTGGCTGCACCTCTCGCGGACAGGCATGGCGGGCAGGTAAATGGCTGCTGGAAACAGCAAAGCGTGAAAGCAGCAGACTGTCTTTCCAGATGGCACGCGATGCTATCCACTTCACGCCGGGTGATATCGTTGAGGTCATGGATAATGACTACGCAGGAACTCGCCTCGGGGGGAGAATTGTTTCTCATTCCGGGAGGGTGATAACGGTTGACGCGGTTGATTCCTCGGTAGTAACGGACGGCTCCACTATGTCGATTATGGGGAGGGACGGAAAGTTCTCTCGCTATGAGATTGATGGCGTTAACGGAAACAACGTCACACTCAAAAACGAACCTGAATGGGTGAGGGCGGGAACTGTATTTGCCATTTCAACCGCAAGCGTTGCGATTCGCCTTTTCCGGATACTGAGCGTTGCCGAAACGGAAAACAACTCCGTATACAGCATAACGGCCTCATTGCACGACCCCAACAAACAGGCCATCGTTGACGAGGGTGCAGTGTTTGAAGTTCCCAGCGATACGCTGAACGGCTACCGCGTGCCTAACGTGGAAAACCTGCGAATCCTGAACACAAACACCGAGACCGTCCAGGTTACAGCAACGTGGGAGACGGCAACCACTACTAAAAAGCTGGTGTTTGAGCTGTACATCTACAGTGCTGATGGGAAGCTGGTATCTCAGTACGAAACAGACCAGTTCCGTTATGATTTTTACGGCCTTGCTGCCGGTAGCTACACGCTTGGCGTTCGTGGGCGCAATGAAAACGGGATGAAAGGCGCCGAAACTCAGGTGAGTCTTATTATAGGCGCGCCAAAGGCTCCTAACTCCGTTCAGTGGATACCCGGACCATTACAGGCCACTCTGGTGCCAGTTATGTCTGTAACGGCAACATCAGATACCTCTTTTGAGTTCTGGTACGCTGGCGAGACGCCAATCCCATTAACCGATGATATTGAGAACAAAACTCAATTCCTCGGAAGGGGGAACCAGTGGACCATTCAAAAGCTCAAGTTTGACCACGTCTATTACGTTTATGTCCGGACACGCAACGCGTTCGGGGTTTCTGATTTTGTTGAGGCTTCAGGAAAGCCAACGGATGACTTTAGCGATATCACCGATGCAATCCTGGAGGAAATTAAAGAGACTGATACGTTCAAAGACCTGATCGAGAGCGCGGTGGAGAGCAGTGAAAAGTTCGCAGAACTGGCTGATGCAATCAAAGAGAACGCAGACGGCCTTGCTGCTGCGGTTGGCTCGAACAAGCAGACCGCTGAAGCAATCATCGGAAACGCGCTTGCTATTGCTGATGTTGTCGTGCGGCAGACAGCCCAGCAGGGCGCTAACTCTGCGACCTTCGAACAACTCCGGGAGGTGATCGCCACTGAGACGGAGGCTCGCGTCACGGATGTTACTCGTCTTGAGGCAAAAACTGAGCAGAACGAGGCGGGAATTACCGAGGTAAGGCAGGCTCTGTCAGATGAAGCTCAGGCAAGGGCGACAGCTGTCGACCAGCTTACTGCGAGTACTCAGGTCATTTCTGATAAAGCTGATTCGGCTTCGAGTAAAGCTGATGCTGCATCAGGTAAGGCAGATGCAGCTGAACAAGCCAGCTCACAAAACACTGCTGATATCACCACGTTGCGACAGGTTGTCACCGACACGACTTCATCAATGGCATCCCGCCTGGAGGAGTTGGGAGCAAGAACCGATACTGCCAGCGGCGGCATCCAGAATAACGCTATCGCGCTAATAACGAGTACGCTGGCGCAGGTTGATCAGCAGGTGAGACTCAGCGCGCAGTACGGTGACAGCATGGCCGGCATCGATCGTATTGATAACGTCATGGCAAGCGACAGGGAGGCAACAGCACGTTCGCTGCTGAGCTTGCAGGCTGACGTGAACGGCAACAAGGCAGCAATCAACAGCCTGAACCAGACGTTTTCCAATTATCAGCAGGCCACGGCCACGCAGATAAACGGCATTACGGCGACCATCAACGGGCACACTTCAGCGATCACCACCAACGCGCAGGCCATTGCGAACGTCAACGGCGACCTGAAGGCGATGTACAGCATCAAGGTTGCCGTGGATGCGAACGGAAAACAGTATGCTGCTGGTATGGGTATAGGTGTTGAGAATACGCCATCCGGCATGCAATCACAGGTGCTGTTTGTGGCTGACCGTTTCGCGGTAATGGCGCAGGCTGGTGGGGCGGTGTCGTTGCCGTTCGTAATCCAGAACGGACAGACCTTCATCCGGGATACGTTCATCCAGGACGGTACCATCAGCAATGCCAAAATCGGCAGCTATATTCAGTCTTCAACATGGGACGGCACCGGAAATGTTGGCTGGCACATCAACAAGTCTGGCTACGCGACGTTCAATAATGTGACCGTTCGTGGCTCGATTTACGCCACAAACGGTAATTTTTCTTTCAATGGCTCCGGCAACACAACGGTGATTAATGGTAATGGCGTAACCATTAATATTCCGGGTGGCGGCCGCATCGTACTGGGGACGTGGACATAAAATGCCGACAGGACTACTGATAGAACTAAATGACGGCGGAAAGCGCATGGAGATAACTGCGGGTCTTCGGTGCCCGTCTTTTGGGGCCTACTTTGACAGTGGCTACCAGAAAGCCAAGTACGCTGATATTGCCGGTTATGTTTCCGGGGCGCAGGTGCTGTTTATCCCTCACGCGACGGCTTATCTTGATTCAGGGCTGCTTCATAAAATGAACTCGGTCACCATATCCGGTGGCCGCGTGACGCAGAACTCCACGATGAAGGATGTAAGCATCAGTGAGCGTGAAAGTACGTACACGTTCCCCGGAAGCATCTGGCAGATATTTCCACCTGGCCAGCGTAAAGGAGAAGGGCTGCTTATTGATGACAGTACTGACTTCCTGGCGATTACCAATGCCACGCAGTCAGGGCAGTGTATCTGGAAGGGGACCGTCAATGTCCCCACTGGCGGCTGGGCAGTTCCCACAATAGCGGGATACGACAAGTCCAAATATATCGTCTTTGGGCGCTGCAATAGCGGTAACACAGTCGATTTCGATGGCAACACGGTCAGGTTCTTCAGCCCTCCATCCACCAACGATGACGCTCCGACAACCGGCACGATTGATATCGTCATATTCGCCAGTGGCGTGGTGCCGCAGCCTGGCACGGGGCTAAACATCTTCAATGCAGCCGGGGCTTGCACGTTTTCGACGACAAAGCGGCCTTTCGTTTACCTCAATCAACTCTGGACGCCTTCGAAAAATGCCGTGAGCATCGGCAGCGGCTATGTTCCGCTGGGCAGATTCGGGCTGATGGCTCACGAAGTAAATGGCATGTATGTGTATCGAATGTTCGGAATAAAAATACAGAACGGCAGTGCTTCAGTTCAGGGTGGGAAATATCTTGGGCGCGAGCGGTATGCAATTTTTGGTAATGACACGGTAACGCCACTGAACCTTCCCGTTCTACCCGATATGTACGTCTGAATAAACTGTCTTTTTAATCAACCTCGCTCCGGCGGGGTTTTTTATTGCCTGGAGAAAACATGATTTATAGTACTGGCACTATCGCCATCAGCGGAAACACCCTTACAGGTACCGGCACAAACTTCACTGCTGCTGGTTCTCTTATTCGTAACGGCTGTACCGTTATTGCAATGACCAGCCCTGTGCAGGTATTTCAGATTACCACCATCGGCAGCGCAACAAGTCTCACCGTAACGCCAGCAGCTAACCCAACTGTTCCCGCTGGAACCCGATTTGCCATTCTTCTGAGTGACAGTCTGAGCGTGGATGGTCTGGCGCAGGATATCGCTGAAACCTTCACGATGTACCAGCGCTACATGAGTGGGTTCGCTGATGTAATGAACGGGACATCTGATGTCACCATCACTATCAATGGCACTGCCGTTACCGTACCGGGTCAAAAATCGCTGGCGAAGAAAGGGGCTAACAGCGACATTACCAGCCTTTCTGGGCTGAAAACAGCTCTCAGCATTGAGCAGGGAGGGACCGGGGATAATAATGCCGCTGGCGCTCGCAAAAACCTCGGTTTAGACAAAACAGTAAATACCGAAGGAAACCAGTCCATTTCAGGAGAGAAAAACTTCACTGGCCCTTTGAAAATTACCGCAGCATATCCGCAAATT